AATGTTGAAGCCAACATCTGATATCCCTATCGCCCAGCCTGAACAGGAAAAAAATATTTCAGAAGATTACAAAAGATTTCTTAGAGACTATCAGAAAGGAAAATAATCAGAAATGAAAGCATTGATATGCGAACACTCTATCCGAAGGCTTGCCGAAGCGTATAGCGGAGATAAAGGAGAAATGAAAAAATGGAATATAAACACAACCCACATATGAATATAATTGCTGAAAAGAAAGACATGAATCTTAGACCTAGAAAGAGATTTCAAAAAGATAGAATCTATGTGTCTTGTCATCATTGTAAATATGATGTATTACAATATGCTACATTCTGCCATAGTGGAAGTTCATACAGTTCTACCAAATCTATGAAAGTTTTCAGACAAATTAAAACTTACAACCACATTTTAGTATGTCCTGATTGTATTTGTGATATGTTCGGGGTGGAAGAATGAGTAGTTACAGATGCCCTTATTGTCAATTAATCAGATATGATAGAGGACAACAATATGTTCAAGCATTTTGTTGTGGAATAAAAGAATGTAGGAAGAATCACGAAGCAGGTATGGTATATTCGCTTTCAACAGGATGGGTGGAAGCATGAATAATAAGGATTTTACTTTTAACCCGTTTCAAGCGAAGGGTATAGAAACAGCGACAGATGTTGATTTACATTTCTTAGTTAAATTGAACAAACATGAATTATTGATTTTAGAAGAGGCTTTGATTCCACATCTTAAATATCTTAGAGCCAACTTTGGATTTCCAAAACCTAATGATGATAGTGGGGTGGAAGCATGAATCCCTGCATTATGACTATGTGCCGAAGAAGAGTATTCAAAGATGGTGAAATCTTTCGCTATCAAAATGGTGGGGTTATTTGCCCTACTTGTTGGGAAAAAATGGAAGGTGATGAATAAATGAATGAAAATATAGAGGAATCAATGAAGAGAGAATGGAGAATAAGGGAAGATAGTCGTATAATGGCACAGATACGTGTTACTGAATTACAACAAATCTACGATACTGTGAACGGCTGTTTACATCATGCTAAAGCAGAACTTGAAGAACATGAAAGACGAGTGAAAACTGCACGGAAACTTGTGGAGAATGAAGCATGGAAAGAAGAGGTGGAAGAATGAGTTATGGAGAAAAAATATATGATGAAATACAAGAAATGGAAAGCAATATGATAATCGGACTTGATACAAGTGGTTGGGTCGCACAACAGCGTGGTTGGCGGCCTGATTATCCGATATTAGACAAGTATTGTTTCCGAAAAATGAGCCATCTTTTTACAAAAGATTCTTGGTTCGTATTTGACAGATTATCTTTCATGAAAAGAAGGTGGATTGCAGATATGATATTATTGAACAGCAACAATGGATTTTATGGTTTTCTTGAATCCAATTTCATTGATGAGGATGGTATAGAGATTATGTTAGTGAGATTGAAAGAAGAGATGGATAAAGCAGGGGTGGAAGAATGAATATATTCGTAGTTGATTACAACCCAATAGAAGCGGCTAATGCATTGTGTGATATTCACGTCAATAAAATGATTGTCGAGTCAATGCAGATGCTAACAACGGCTCTAAAACAATCAGGTCTTTTAGCACCCAATGAACTACCATTCCGTAAGGATGGAATCACAAGATATTCAGGTAATGCACATCCTCATCATCCATGCACGAAATGGGTTGGAGAACACTTGGATAAACCGACATTCCCAAACTACTATGGCGAACCTTCCCAAGAAATAAAAACAGTTAGCACATGGGAAGCCGCAGGTGAAAGTGGATTTACTATTAATACACCAAATTATTCTTGGTTATATTACCATACCAAAGAATTACTTCTTGCATATCACGTTAGATATGGTAAAACTCATGGTTGTTTTGATGCATTCAGTTCCTTGCCCGAAGGTTCTGATTATGCTTGGACTCATGTTGAGAAGTTTGTTCAAGCCATGCCTGATGAGTTCAAGATAGAAGAAAAATACCCTGCTGATACAGTCAAAGCATACAGGCAATTTTACCATACCAAATCATTCGCAAAGTGGGCTAAGGGTAGGGATGCCCCTGATTGGTGGATGCAACCGTTAGCAGACCTTGTAGGGCAAAGAAACAATGCTTTAGATTTCTATACTTGGGTTGAAAATAATCATGGAGAAGTTATTGATGAACATGACTCATATCCATTTGTTAAAACTTCCCAATACCTGTTGGGGAAGGTGAAAGAATGAAAGAATGTTGTGTATGTGTCAAAGCAGGTAGGATAGACCATCCTATTAGTGAGATAAGCCCTGCAATCGAATGTTCTGATTGTGGTTCATATACTCATATGATGTGTCTTGATAGAAGAATGAATATAGTTAGATGCCGAAGTTGTAAATCAATTAATTACTGTGTGGTGAAAGCATGAGTCTGACTACCTACTATCACGCCACACCATACGAGAACTTTTTCTCGATTACGAGAGAAGGAATCAGAAAATCTTGGGGCGGTGTTTATTGCTCAACTGACATGAACACATCAGCCAAATGGATTTGCTTCACAAGAGCCACTTCAAAGAAAATATTGGTGCTTCCATTTAGGCGTGATTCTAGCCTGATGGAACTTGGTTGCGACCATTCACCCATGATGACTAGAATGCTGGGCGTAGATGACGATTCTGCATCCTTCGTTAGCCCTGATGGGATTCCATCTCAGGATATTATTTGGGATGATGTTCGGATTTATGATAATCCATTTTATGCGGGGGTAGAATAATGTATATGCTTCGATGTGAATGCCCCGAAGATTCCTTCACAAGAAATGAAATTGTAAAGAATAAATGTGGTTGCTGTGGGGGTCAAATAATATGATTGGGAATATCACCCAAGTCCATGATTGGGAACAGGAAAAGTTTGTTGAACAAATGGAATCTTGGCTCGACTTCGTTTGGGCTAATCTCAAGAATGTAAAATACCGAACATATCAAGGTGAAAGATATTCAGGTAACGACAAATCAATAATTGGCAGACGCAATAAATGTAACAACAAAAGAGGTTTGAAATCTGCATTCAATACTTGGGCGATATTCAATGATTGGAAATCCCAACAAAAAATTGCACATAAATCTTTTTTGTCATATGAACAAGCAGTAAATGAGATGAATATTTTCTTAGATTTTATGCAAGATAATTATCTCGATTTTGTCGAGTATTAAATCAGGTGTTGAGGCCAACAGGGAGTAGTGAGAAAAAATGTCGAAGTTTAGAGCGAAAAAATTGGCCTACAAGAAAAAGAAAAAGTCAGAAAATAAATACAATCTAACTGAAAGACAAGAACGTATATTTTTGGAAAAAGCAGTTGAGACATTTGTTGATTACAAAAAGACTCCCGATGGTGGTGCATTTTTGAAAGGAGATAGTTGTGTTTCCCATTCTCAATTGTTCCATTTATTCCTGAAAAAATTAGGATATAAATCGAGTAAAGTAATTTGCGTTGATATTGCTAATTGGAATCGTGATTATGTTGAATGGTATAATGCTGGAAATGGATATGAATTAACATCTGATGGATATATCTGTGAAGGTTTTCCAAATGCTTACATTGGTTTATGTGGTCATATGGATGGTTGGGATTTTCAAAGTGATTTAGAAGGATATGCAGGTCATGTAATAATTCAGACAAAACATCATTTTGTTGACTTAACATTTGGTCAATTTTCTCGACCCAATAATGGTATTGTTGTTCCACCAATTATGATAATGCCGAGAACAATTTTTAGAACAAGAAAAGAACAAGAAAAAGCAAATATGATTCCACCATTTATGATTCAGATGAATGATGATAATCGAAAAGCAAGAAGTTGGAAGGAAACAAAATCAAAATCAAAAAGGACTTTGGAAAAGGAACAACATTCTTGGTCAGGTTTCAAGAGTAATTCTCGGATTGCATTATTACCATTATACACGATATCAAACTATTCAGGAAATGTCATGTTTACTACACGGCCTGACCAAAATATTTCAGAAAATTATCCTCGATGGAATAAGAAAACATTCTCAATAACAAACGAAAGAGTTTCAGAAGTTCTGATGTTAATCCATGAAGGGAAAAATCTCGATATCAAAGATAGGATTAAGGTCTATCAGGAATCAGGACATCTTACAGTTGATGTGTCCGAAGATGAGTAAGAAAAAAGATGAGAAAATAAAGAATCTAAACATTAAGTTGAGACATTTAGAAAAACTTCTCAGAAAGGTGCGTAAATCAGAACGGTTTTGGCGTAAGAAATATGATTTGGCTATGGATGAGTCAGTAAACCTATCTTTGGCTCTCAGATTCGCCGCAAATGACAAAATAGAGCAATTAAGTCAGATACATACGAGTCAGAAAGGTGCTTGGGAATTGAAAGATGAGAAATCTTCCTGACCGATAGCGATATTCTGACATTCGGTTGTAATCTCAAACTGCTTCCTGACCAATAGCGATATTGTAATCACCAGCAAAAACTCCGTGTTGAAGCCAACATCGAAAAAATGGTTTTTGGAAATCTTGCACAGTTTATATAGTCTTGAGTTCATATGGTTAATCGGCTCGGAAATAGGCGGAATAAAAAACCCCAATACATTCCGAATAGTCATGGTCGAAGTATCGTATTTGCTGGTCGAAGCAGAAGAAGGTCGAGAACTACATCTCGCAACAGATAATTTGGGGAATCGAAAAGTCATTATGAGAATGCAGAATACAGGAATGGAAATTACTTATTTCAAAGAGTTATTTTCTTCATTGGGATTTGATGTTTATTTTCAGAATGTCAGATTGTTGAATCCAACAGATGATGTCAAGAAATGGAATGTGGATTACAATGCAGTTTCAGATTATAATGCTAGAAGAATTACATTAATGAATCCTTAATATAGGTGGGCTTATCTAGCATAGATTACCCAGCGAATAACATATCATTTGATGCAATGCTTGCTCATACAAAAATTGCATTTTTGAGGGTAGGGGGGTCGCTGGGTCGGCTTGTTGTAATTCCGTTTCAAACCCCCCTACTCTCACCTAATCATCTTAGACAATAACCAGCGTTGTCTCTTTCATGTTTATGAGCCAACAGCATAATTCAGATTTGGTTGTTCAAGTGTTCTCTTTATTCACAGTAATTCTATTAATGTCAGTTTCTTTGATGCCCCCATTACCAGCAAGAATAGTTCCGTTTTGGGAAGAAGATTCCTGTATGTGGTTTGATGGTGAAATCGTTTCCAAGCGAATCGAGAATGAAGGATTAATAACAGCCGATTATATTTTCGTGGTTGATGGAACTTTGGATAATTTTACAGACATACAAATGGAAGTGCATTCTGATGTTTTCCTCTATGAGATTTTACCGATTGGTGCATACTACAATGGAACTATTTGTGATACCGTTCCTTTACGTCAGGCTGTAATAGATGGAATCATTATAATCATCTCTTGATATAGGTGGGATTAACAGGTGTTGTCATGGAAAAAGAATGGATATTCTCAGCGTCAATGAATCCACATGAGTTTGGTCGGAAAATGCAAATCATAGTTTTCGCAAATCCGAATGTCGAGTTTGTATTCAAACGAGTTGGCGAAAATGTCGAAGTGAGAGTTTTGGAATGAGGATGATGTTGAAGCCAACATTCAATCTGATTTCAATAATCCCACCGTTCCAATTGTTTGACGAAGTTTGGTCAGAAGCATATTCATTGTCAGAAAAGTATTCATTTATTAGGGTGGGATTGTCAGATACGGATTACACAGGAGATGTGAACAATGACGGAATACACGAAAGCCGAAATAAAAACGATGACGAAAGCAAGTATCATAGATGCATTTGATAAATACGGATGCACCTTTGACGAAAAAACTGCTGGTGCAGTAAAATACACAGCAATATCTTTGATGGGTAGTTATCAAAGAATCGCCGCTATCTATGGTTCTCAAGGTGGTGGTGCATCAATATGGATTAAGGAATCGGCATGGGAACAAATTAGACCACAGGTTTCAGAAGGAAATATCCGAGTTGATGATGTTGATTTAACCAAGCGTGGATTCCAATGGGCTATCCATTTTGACAATCCAAATGACCCACATATTCAGATGATTGTAGATGCTGTTGTTGAAGTTGGAGAAATCAGATGGGCTAGAGCCAAGAAAAGAAAAGAAGATGACGCTCGCAGGGCAGAACAAAGAATAGTTCGTGAAGCGGATATGGCTGAGAGAAAAAGAAATCCATTTGCTTGAGGGATTAAGATGAGTAAATGTAAATGTTGGACTGATATGGGTCTTGAGCCTATCACATGGATTTGTTTATTTTGTCAAGAAAATAAAGAGTGATTGAAATGCAAATATTAACAGAAAGTGGATGGAGTTTTATTGACGAATCTAAGATAATCGCTGTAACTTTAATCAAGGGAATATCTGCTGAAATCCATATGACATCAGGAACAATATTTACAACACATGAGATTGATATTGTCCGAGATTTAGATTTCGTAAAATACCGTGTCAATTCACAAGATGAAATATGAGCGAAGAACTTGACCCAATTGGATTAGCGATTGTGATTATTTCTCAGATATTTTGTCTATTAGCAATTTTATTTATTCTTTCTTGATTACTGCGAGAAACGCATCTTGGAACTTGGTCTGCAAATCAGTTCCGAATGCACTTGATACAGTATTATCGAGTTTTATTGAGAAAACGAAGTATTCATAACCAAAGTCCAACGTGAGCGAAGCGATAAAAGCGACCCACAGGGCAAGGAAAATGATACCATGATAACAGAAAACACACTAAATGACCCAAAAAGTAGGATTTCTTCAACAGATTTCTTACATGACTTAACACCAATTCAAAGATATAATCGAATAAAAATGAAATTACAATCAACAGGACTTGTTGTTAAACAGCCAACAAACGATGACGAGCATCAACACTACGCATTGATACAAACTGAGGATATAAGCCACATACCAATTGCATACAGTCGGTTTGGTGGTCAAGTCCGTGAAAATAATTTTGGTGTCAAGAAATATGATTCACCGATTGATTGGTGGGGAAGGAATATTTCTTTGGCTCATACTACGCAGAAAGATTTACTTGAATTAGTCAAGAATGGAGATAGGCAATCAGCCAAAGTTCTCATGCCGAGAAGTTGGAATGTTGCGGCCAAATCTCACGATGTTGGAATCTATGGAGAAAAAAATATGGGTAATGGATATGAGACAAGAAATCTGATATGTGGATTCAAAGATGGTTCTTCTCCTGAGACTATTCACATCCCTTTGAATTACTATGGTATGAGCAACACCATCAATGGAACAATATCAGCAAGATATGATAGGCTGAGAAGGTCTATACTTGTTCAAAGAAAAACTGATTCAAATGGAGAATATTATTATGTTTGTGAGGATGGTATTTTGTTCCATTCTATTGTTGGTATGAAAGTAGTCTCAGGTGGTCAATATGACGACAAACCATTCAAACTACCTAACCTTAATCGTATTTTATCACGTCCAGCATCTTTCGATATAATAACAACAAATAGCACCAAGCCTTCTGTTAAACAACTCAAGAATGGAAGCAACAAAAAACCATATGTAAAACAACTATCTGCAAATTGGGGTAATTCACTAAAGGGTGCTGTTCTAGTGGCCTGTCAATGCTGTAAAGGAGTCGGTAGGACTTCGGGCAATATATACAACAAAGGTAGTGCCTGTGAATACTGCAATGCAACAGGTCTAAGTTTCATCTCAGAAAAACAATTTTCAGCATTGCCTGATTCTAAAAATAATTCAGTTGTTGAAACTGATGTTGAGACACGTCATGCTCATCCTGAGATTGCGGCACTTCAAGATGCTTTAGACATGGGAACAGTTCCTAACAGAAGTATTAGTTTCGCTAAATCTTTAGTTAGTCAATTTTTAGCAAATGGAAAACTTTCTTCTTCTCAGATGTATTACGTCAAAGAACTAAATACGCCTCAAGCAAGTCGTGGTGGAAATCCAAAAATTGATGCTCTAAAAGAAGTCCATGAAAGTCTTACAGGTCGAGACAAAAACTTCGCAATTGATTTAATTGGTGGATGGAATAAATATGGCCGTCTTTCTGACAAGCAAATGTATTGGGTTGGGGAATTAACCAAGAAAGGAATTGCATCTAATCCTGACACTACTAAAGTGCAAGATGGATGGGATGCAGTTGTTGAACTATTCAATCAGTTTGAAGGTTCAGAAAACGGCAAACCTTTGAAACACCCAATCATCACTTTGGTTGTTGACTCCAACACTAAAGAAGCACCAGCACCATGCGTTCCAAAATACGGAACAAAAGGCGTTGAAACTTTTGATGCGTTCCAAAGAGAATTAGTGATTCGCCCATTAAACTTCTTTGACAAAAAAACAAGAACAACCGAAGCGGCAGAATTACAGTTTACAGAAGCAGAAAGAGCATCATCTCAGGATAGCCGAAGATTCATCCAAACAGGTGCAACCCTAGCAAGAGGTAATGTAAACCGTTTCAACGGCAGTATGACCCCTTCAATGGGGCTTCCTGACGATACTTGGATTGTTCTTCAATCCCTTCGTGCAGACCCAATCTCAACTATCCGTAGATTAGGTCGAAAAAGTGGCTACTGTTGCTTCTGTTCCAAGCACCTTTCAACAGATGTTTCAATGACTCATGGATATGGTGCAACCTGTGCTAAGAATGCAGGTCTGCCTCATGGTAAGAAATCAGCAAAGTTAATTGAGACAGAAATGGAAAATGAAGTAAGCCGAGTTGTTATGCAATTAGAAGGCGGTTCATGGGCTGTTGTATGCCTAGAAACTAACTCAGTCATTATGACTTTCGACAACAAAGACCAAGCAGATAATTGGCTGGATGAAGATACTAAAGTTTCCTTCCAAAACAAAGCAGGGGAATTAGTAGAATGAAAGTAACAAACTCTCAAAGCGTATGCGTGGATTGTGGTCTATCCTCTATCTCCATTGGGGATGACCAGCCACGTTGCCAATGTGAGTTCTGTATGCTATGCTCTAGGCCGATAAAATGGGATGGTCAAGAGTGGGTTCATGTAGAATCCAAAACCGTAGTTTGGGTTTGGTCAAATCCAACTGCAATTGTGAATTGTGTAGATGCTCAGGCTTGAATCCGTCATCTACATTCTCCAATTCACAAAAATCTTTTTCTGTCATCTCAGATATACCTGTTGACATCAACAGTAATTAACCGTAATTTCTCCTTCGATGATTATGGCAAACCGAGCGTTCAGTTTAGCAACAGGAAATAATTTTGTTTTCGCTTCAACAACTAACCTACTTTCGATTGCAGGTAATGCAACAGGCTCACCTACTTTGAAACTCTATAATGGAAAAGTTATAGGTGATATTATAGCGGTAAATCTTGTTCATCAATTTACATTTGGTGCAGGTGCAATTACATACGGATTTGCTGGATTAACATTCCCTGCTGGAATTATTGCAGTATTGACATTGAACGGTGGAACTGCTGATGTTCTTTTGGAACACGATTGATGTTGAGTCCAACATGGTCGAAAAAGCACTCAACACCTTTTTTTCAGATTTATTACAAATCTAAATATTTACATTTCTGACTATTTTTTATCGAAATACTACCATTCTGTATTCCATCAGGGGTCAAAACCCGTATTTTCCCATATTTGACTATTTACAGCCAATCTGACGGACTCTAGGGGGGTTTGGGTCAATACCTACCACCGACCCCAAAAAACGCTCAGAAACGCTTCTATTGATATTCGTAAGATTTTATTCCCCAAACACTCTAATTTGGGGCAATCCACTATCTTCATCGAATCCAATTGCTAGTCTCGCATAGAGCAAAGCATGGAATGCGTGGTCATCTCCATCTCGACCAAACTTTGTTTTACTTTGAGATAATATTGGCCTTTGGTTTTTTTCGTCTGATTCTGCTGATGAGTTCAAAGAACACCATTCATGCAAAACCCATTCCAAATCTGTTGTTTTGTATGGAAGTGAAATCTCTTCATTTTTGATTGCTTCAATTGTTGCTTCGATGTAAGTAGTTCTATCAACAACAACCATGTAAATTAGATTTCGATTATTGTCTCTTTTCTTGTATTGGAATGGAGTCAGGGGGCGACTTGAATAATAGCATGATTTTACCATATCTCCGTATTCTCTTTGGAGTTCTTTTACCTGTCTTGCCCCATACCCTATATCACATACAACTTGGGTGCAATTATAGCGTTCTATGAGATTCTTGATTTCCTCAACTTCATCATTTTCAAAGTCAGCCCTTGAATCTAATTTTAGAGCATTTACGATTTCACCATTTTTCCTCATAATCACAACTGTTGTCTGATTCCCCCAATCAACACCCATCACAGTTTCTTCCGGTGCATCAACAAATCTCACAATCTTCCTGTTGGTGTCAACAGCCTTCAATGCTTCATCGAAAGTTATTGGTTTCGTTGAACCAGCGAAAAACTCTCCAAGAACTTCATTCGCATATCTTCTCGGAGTGTAAGTTGATTTCTTCATTTTGATATCTTCATCAGAAATCTGAGGATGCATTTTTTGACTCATATGATATCCAATAATATTTTCTTCTGAATCTCCATGAACCCATGCTTCTCCATTCCATTCTCCCTTGCTGGATTTCTCCCATAATTTCCAAAAGTCTGAACCCTGTTCTCTTGCAGTTCCACTAATCAAAACCCACTTGTATTCTGACAATGCTAACATCTCAACTAGCATCGGTAAAACATCTGTTCCTGAATCTTGATATTCGTCAATACATACCATGTCTGCTTCGATACCCAACAGACCATGTGCATCACCCCAATTTGAGTAAGCATAAAGATGATTCAAAGACCTTGCACCAACATCAAAAGTTTGATGACTTACAGAAGTTTTTACTCTTGGTTTCATCAGGCATCCACCATTGATAGATGACATCAAAGCACCGTTGAATCTTTCATCAACAAATCTGCTTACTTGAGGCTGTCTTGGGGCGGTATAAACTGCATTGAAATATGGTATGTTCAGAAGCCCATACAATAGTAGATTACAGATGGTTTCAGTTTTCTCGACTTTCCTACTACATTTGAGAACAATTATCTTGGTTTTATCTGACTTCATATTAGGTTGAAATTGCCGATAGATATCTATCAGATAAGGTCTTTCATGTAGGCTAAACTCTTGGCCGTTTATTGTTCTGAAAAACTGAGCCCAACGGTCAGGATAAATTGCGATTTCTCTTGCTTGTGTTGCTGTTAATTTAGCAGTAATACTATCGCTCACGAATACTGCTGATATTTTGAGGGTCTATATGGTTTCGATTTTCAAAATAAAAAAAAGGGAGTCGCCCGAAGGCGACCCCCGATTTTGGTTAGGTATTTTTATTTTCTGTGTTGACTCCAATCATAAGGTGTTGGAGTGCAATTTTTTGTGCAGATGCAAGCAGGTTCAGGAGAATGTCCTCTTGTGTATATCCCACCACATACCCAAAGTTCATACTGCATTCAGAATGCCCCCAATAAGAATGAAACAATAGCGTCTAAAACTGTTAAATGTGCTGGAATTAATTGAATGTGAGAAGCGATAAACTCTCCGCCTCTCAAAGCATTTCTTGCTTCTTTATTCCATATTGCTCGTATTGCTCGACCCCATGTTCGTAGTAGTGTCAGATTACCTGCTTCGTTTGCGTTCATGGTTCTTCGGATAATACTTACATATATCAATGATTCCATATCTGACTATAATTTTAGCCTAATTTAGAGGTATTCTCCAAAATCTATCAAAACTTACTCTTTCTGACGATACTCTAAAGAGCCTCGATAAAACAGACTTTGAATTAAGGCGACCAGCATGGCTAAAACTACTGCTTCAATTCAACCCCCAACACGCCCTAAAAAGCCAATTACATTCAATGATATCATGTTGATGACATTGGGTGTTCCATTGATTTTATCATGGTTATTCTTCGCTTGTTTTGTTATCTATTCAGGAATAAATGATGATACAGGATTAGTTCAATCAAATCTTGATTTCTATGTCGCATTAATCGCAATTGTTGGTTCACCAGCATTGTTGTTTATGAACTCCGTTTTGGAGTCATGGAAAAGCGAACAAGCCGCAGAACTTGGTGCGTTACCTTCCCGTCTTGAATCTGAAATGAAAAGTGCAGAAGCATTCCTTGCTCACGTCAAGGAAATGGAAAATGCTCACATCCAACATGAGATAGAGCAAGCATCCCTAAGACAGAAGCACGAATTAGACATGGATGAGTTCAATACAAAAAAGAAAAATTAAGGTGAAATAAATGCAGATATATGGTGTAGAATTAGAATTATGGATTGCTGTCTTAGCGGCAGTTCTCGGACTGACAGTATGGGGATTGAAAAAGTATCAGAAAATTATGGCTGATGGTAAAGTAAGTCTTGACGAAATAATTGATACTTTGACTGAGAGTGAAAGTAAGATTGATGATGTTGTTGAAGCAGTTGATGAAGTTACTTCGGCTATGGATGCTAAAAAGAAAGCAGAATTAATAGAAATGTGCAAAGAAAAAGGACTTTCAACATCGGGAACAAAAGCGGAACTCGTAGCACGTCTTTCTGAGGCTGTTGAAGCCAACACCGAAGAAGCGTGATTTCTGTGTCCGAAGAACTCGATTTTATCAAAGATTCTTTGATACAAATTAGAGAAGATATGACAGTTCTGAAAGATAATCATCTTGCTCACGTTGAAAAAGATATGAATGAATTAAAAACCGATGTCGCCGTAATCAAAACTAGATTATCTCCGATTGAAAAGTTTGTCGAAATGTGGACTCAAAAAATGGCTTTGATTTTTTTCGCCGCCGTATCAGCAAGCGTTGGAATACCTATGATGATTTGAGAAGCCGATACAGTCAATATCCTCTCATTGTAGAGAAGGAGTGTCGGAGTGAATGACATTGACAAAAGAAGAAGCGGATTCAATCATAGAAGTAGTCAATGAAAGGGCAACGGAACTTCGTCAATTAATCATAACTATTGCATCAATTATTGCTTTAGTTTTACCAGCCGCAGAAGGTATTGGTTTAGTTGATTTTACACCATATGGTGAAGGAGATGATGAATGGGTAATTGATGAAGATTGGGAAATGGGTGATGACTTTGTATGTGGTGATGGTTCGGTCATAGAATATTCTCTAGTTGATGATGGCTACAAAAACTGTCGAGATGGTTCAGATGAACCCGAAGAAAATGTTGAAGAATGTGAAGAAACTGATACCTGTGAAGAACCTAATATTTCTTATGGATGTATGGATGAAGATGCACTAAATTATGATGAAGAAGCATGGGAAGATGATGGCTCTTGTGAGTATGAGGAAGAACCCGAAGAAACCTATGGATGCACCGACCCCGAAGCAGAAAATTATGACCCATATGCAGACCACGATGATGATTCTTGTCAGTATCAAGAAGGGGAACAATGCGACCCCGTTTTCTATGATGTTTATTGGTCTTGGTATAATGAGAATATTACATTCTCATGGGATGCTGATTTATCCTGTTTCAATGACAATCACAATCTAACAGTTTATTGGACTATCTACGAAAATAACTCAACAGGAAAAGAGCCACTTCAAGACAAAATAACATACGAAACATTTGGTAATGATTATGAGCAAACAAACATGACAATTGGAAATCTATCAAAAGGAAAATATGACATCTTTGCTACATTTGAGATTCATGGCGATTATACTAGAGGGGTTGATTGGTATGGAGTCGAGATAAATGACTCTTGAAACCTGTTGCTGGTTGATACTTTTTTTCATGTTCTCAATAATTGCTTTAGACACCGATAAACTAGGTTAGAGCCGTCATGGTGAAAAACCGGAACACAACCCATTAACTTATGGCCGAGCGTCAGCGAAGTATCATTGACAGACTTTTGAGAAGAAGGGCTGACCCAGCAGATACTCAAAAAATGTCAGATTTAATCAATGGAAATATGGGAAGTGAAGGAATTGCATGGGATGGAAAAACTCTTGCATCTCTTTCAAAAATAGGTTTGGCAACAACTGCTGGCCGTCAATCCTCAAGTGGTGCAGATACACAAGTTTCATACAATCTTCTCAGACAGATTTCTCTCAAATCAGAAGTTGTAAATGCAATCCTCAGAAGATGTGTTGATGATACTCTTGCTAATGGATATGAGTTTGTTTTAGCAGACGGAAAAGAAGATGGAAGTCAAGAGCAACTAGACAAGTTGAGAAACTTCTTCAAAAATCCAAATCCTGACGATATGGGTGATGAATGGTTGGAGTCTCTTCTGTTCGATTTAATCCTCTTCGGGGATGCCTACCTAGAACTCGATGGAAGTGCCGACAAATCATCTGCAAATGGTGAAAATTGGTCATATGGTGGAGACTTACTCGCTGTGTGGACTATTCCATCTGAAACAATGAAACTTGTTCCAGCAAATCAGACCCCGAAGCCACCAAAAATGGCTTACATCCAATCCCTCGATAAAACAATGAGAAAGTTCGATTCAAATAAAGTAATTCACATTGCTAAGTTTAAGCAAGGAAGAGGATATGGTTCAAGTCCATTAATTCCTTTGATGGAGATAATAGCAGGTCAATTAAATCTATCAAATTATTTGAATATGCTTTACACAGGAACTTTACCCAAAACTATCCTAAATGTTGGAGATATTTCTAATACTGAAATGAAGGCAATGTTGGGTCTTATAGAACAACAATTATCAGGTGGAAAATCACCATTCGGACTTATCGCAATCAATGGTGGAACAGGATTCAATATGCACCGATTAATTGATTCAACAAGAGAAGGGGCTCAGTTAGATTTGTTGTATTATTACCGTGAAGAAATCTGTGCTGTTTTTGGTATTCCACCAATGAAACTTGGCTGGGTTCAGACAGGTAAATTAGCAAATCCTGAGCAACAACTTGATGCTTGGTATGATGTCATCGAATCCTATCATGCGAGGATATCTTCTATGATGAATAATCGTATATTCCCATTACTAGAAATTACAGATTGGAAGTTCAAGTTTGTAAGCATCAGACCATCAAGAGAAACCGAGAGAGCCGAGACTTTGAAGGCACAAGCATCTGCGGTGGCAACACTAAGACAGGAAGCGGCAATTACAATCAATGAAGCAAGAGAAATGTTGGGATTCCCTGTCATCAAAAACGAAAGAGCAAATGACCCATTCTTTGTTAGTCCAAAACTATCTATTAATACTCCAAAAGATGCAAGTTCAGAAGATGAAACAAGTTCAGAAGATGATATTGGATTAGACGATTTATTTCCAAATCCAATGGAACAAGAAGATGAAGAAGAAATTGGTGATATGCCGAAGTTTTCTGACACGGATGAGATAGCATATTCCGCAGAAGAACTTCACGACATTAAAAAAAAAATTAACGATGCAAGTCGAACACAATATGATAGAATTGTCAGGGCAACTACAAGACAAACAGAACAGAAACTTATGAAAAATCAAGAAGAGTTTGCTGACAGATTAATTGATAAATATTCTGAGAGAATAAATCCGACAGATATTTTTGAATACAGTCTTGGGAACGTGTTGAACCCAACATCTGATTTTGACGGAGTTCTGACAAAAGCAGTTGGTGGAGATGACTTAGTTTGGATGGTTGATTTACTCGATAGAGAATTACAAGAATTACTTGACAAACAAACAGTTTCAACATCTACTGCACTTACAGTTGGATTTGATGAAACTCTTGCTACAATGGCATCTGCATCAGGTGTAGGAATATCCTTTGATTTTAGAGATGCAGAAGCAATGAGATATTGGAATGCAAGATGGCGTGTTCCAGCATTAAAAAATACACTTGGGGCTTTCAGAAAAGAAATCTTCACAGTCTTTGAGGCGGCTTTGGTAGATAGTAAAAATTGGCAATGGGTTCAAAGAGAAATGAGAAGAGTGATTGACCCAACAGGAAAAGCATTTCCGAGATATTATTACAACAGAATTGCTAGAACAGAAACAAGAAGAGTTGTTGAAAACTCACATCTTTCAGGGCTGAAAAAATTAGGATTTACACAGGTTCAAAGATTGGTAACTGTTGATTCAGTAACAGACAAAGATTTGTGTGTTCCATTTGAGAATGCTGTATATCCAATTGACAAATCAGGTGGGGTAATTCCAGCCCATCCAAACTGCCGTTGCACCTTTACTCCATACGAAGCATCTGACGAAATCAATCCAAGAGAACCTGTGCCTGAATCACAGATTTTGAAACCTGATGTTGAAGGTGCTGAGATACTAGATTTGGAGTGAATAAAATATGGCAAAACCTTTTTCTCGTTTCGCTTCTGAATTAAGAAGAGGGTCGAAAAGAGTTCCAACCAAAATAGTGCCTTCATACCTAGATTTATTGGCTTCAAGAATACTAACCCAAGCAAAGAAAAATGCCCCTGTTCGCACAGGTGCATTAAGAGCAAGTGGAAGAATAGAATTAACAGCAAATCCTAGACAAAGGATTGTTTCTTTTGGTGGTCAAGGAACTAAAGTTGATTATGCTAGATATGTCGAGTTTGGCCGATTTAGTTTCGCACCATATGACCCAATTCCATATCTCAGACCAGCGTTAATTTCAGTAATGAAAGATGCAAGAATAGACTTGAAAAAATCTTTAACAAAATCACTAGATGAGTTCGACAGAAACTACGGGGTATTGAAATGACAGATGCACTATCAACATTTTCTTTAGTTGAAGATTATGGTTTACCATTAGTTTTACTTTTGGGGTCTATTTATGCACTATATCGGTTCATGGTTTTCGCTCTCTATGAAGTGAAGAATGAGTTTGGGGCTCATCATCGAAAAGCCAAAGAAGATATGCAAGATGTGAAAGTCCAACTTGCTGAAATAAAAACAAAATTAGACATGATGTTAAGGGTCGAAAAATAATGGGGTATTGAAATGACAGAAATACAAACTAAGAAAACACCAACAAGACAACAATTAAGTCCACCAGCAGGTGTCAAATCAGCCTGTAAAACAGGAATAAAAATGGTAGAAGAAGGAATGGGTGGAAGTGGTTTAGAAGCGGCCACAGTTAGAGAAGCAAGAGCAATTGTTAGAGGCACACCAATCACAATTGCCAAAGCCAAAAAAATGGTTCGATGGTGGGGAAGAAATGCAAGGTTTTTGACTTTTGATAAAGATTCACCAGCATGGGTCGCCGCATTACTTTGGGGTGGTCGAGCAGGGCTATCTTGGTCAAGAAGATTAAAGAGAACTTTTGATGCTGATGAAAAGTCATTTCATCCGAATCCGATAAAAACCTTGAGTTATCCAACACATGATATGACCCATGAAATCTCGATAGAAGATGCGACAATAGTTGGAGATTCTGACTTCGATTCTAAGGCCGGTAAATCAATGCCTGTTGAGATTCATTATAGAATAATTACTCCATTCAAAATTGATAAAGCAGTTCAAGAAAAAGAATCAGATGATGTTAAGATTCGTGGTGCAGTTTATGTCGGTGGAGATGATATGCTAGACAGGCATGGAGAACTTGTTGATTCTAAGGCAATCATGGATGCTTGGAACAAGTATTCAAAGAATCCTGTCATTCTATACAACCACTCAAAAACATACGGTGTAATAGGCCGTATGACCGATGTTTCTATGGAAGAACAAGACGGTGTAAAAATGCCTATGGGAACTGCAATTATTGATGGTGGAGAAAAAGACATTACAAGAAAAATCAGAAAAGGAATGTTGAAAGCATTTTCAATCGGTTTTATCGCTAAGGCGGCAGTAAAAGAATGTAAAGATGATGATAGTTGCTACATGAAGTTTACAGAAATTGATTGGGTCGAAACTTCTGTTGTTGATGTTCCAGCAAGTCCTGACGCACTTTTCTCAGTTCAGAAATCTGTAATGTTAGGTGTTGACACCAACATGGAAGATTGTGATTGCGGTGATGATTGCTGTGATGAAAAAGACTCAGAATCAGAAATTAAAAAATTAGATTTCGATACTACTGAAAAGCACATAGTTAGAATCGAAGAAGATGACCAATACATTACTGTCGTTTATGGTAAATCCGAAGAGTGGGAAGGAATAGATGTTGATACAACAGATGCACCGGAAGAAGCGGGATATTATGATGAAGATGATGATAAAAAGATGATTTTCGATGTTTTAGCCAAATTAGATGCTATTGAGAGTCGGCTTGAGTCAGACGAATCAGTTAATAGCCACTTAGAGTCAAGCAAGGGATTAATGGACTCCGAAGATATGGACTTAATCACAGAAGATGCTACTGCAACCGAAGAAGAATCAGTAGTTGTTGAGACTCCTGAATTAGTAGAAGATGTTGTTATTGAAACAACAGAAGAAATGATGGAAGAAAAATCCGTAGAAGAGGAAATTGAAATGCCTTCTCCAAGAGAAGCATTAATTGATGTTGCATCTGCATTAAAGAGTATCATGGAGACTCTTGATTCTATGCAAGAAAAATCAGAAGTTGTTGAGGAAGAAATACTCGATAACTCAGAAGATGAAATCACATCTCTAAAGGCTGAGATTACTTCACTAAAAGAAGAAAAAGCGGCAAGAGAAGCAGAAGTAAAACTTGAGGCGGAAGTAGCCAAGAGAGTAGAAGAAAGACTTGCAGAAGTTGGTGTTGAAGCAACCCCATCTCGCAAATCTATCCCAACTGTTGCATCAAAGAAAACAGCAACCAAAACATTCGACCCACAACCAAAAGTGAGTAACGGCATGAACGGATTAGCGGCATGGCTAGAATCCAATATTGCACATAGGAACTGAGGAAAAAGGTCGAACAAAAAAAATCAAACTGAGGAATATAAAATGTCAGAAGAAATAGAGTTTAACGATGTAGTAGAAAGAGTGAAAGATGCACTTGCTGGCAATACAGCAGGTTCAGGGGCAACAATGTTGCCTACTGAAACAGCAGACGAAATTATTGCGATAGTGTATGAAAGAAACTTCATGCGTGGATTATTCCCAGCACTACCAATGTCTCGTAGAACTGTAAATGTTCCAAGCCTAACAGGTTCAGTAGCATTCCACCAACAAACACTTGCAGATACAACATCAGGAACAGCACAGGGCGAATCATCTCAGACAACTGCTGAGTTGACAATGACCTTGAAAACTATGATTGCTAACGTGCCTGTTGGAAACTATCTAATTGCATACGGTGTTGAAGGTTTACTATCCGTTCTTCGTGATGATATCGCATCCCGTCTTGCATTCAATGAGCAATCACTTTTACTAAACGGTGATACAGCAACAGGAAGTGCATATGGTGCAAACATTAACGGTATCTATAATGCATCTACTAACCCAACAGGTGTTGATGCAGATGACAACGATTACCTACTAATGTTCGATGGTCTAAGAAAGTCTGCTGGAAAATCAGTTCTAGTAAGCGGAACTTTCGCATTATCCCATATTCGTGAAGCAATTGACAAACTTGGTGTTTACGCAGAAAACCGTGATGACCTTGCTTTGATAGTTCCTAGAAATCTTGAGGTTCAACTGCTCGGATTAGAACAACTGCAAACTCTCGATAAATATGGAAGCGGTGCTACAATATTAACAGGAGAAATCGGAAAGATTTACGGTATCTCAGTATTCGCAACATCTGCTCTTGCTACCAACCTACATTGGGATGGAACTCACAAAGCAACAGGTGGTTCAAATGTTCACACAAAGACTACTGCTTTACTTGTTCACAAGAGAAGTCCTTTGATTGGAAACCCAACAAATGCTGACAGAAGATTCAGTATTGATTTCCACGATGAGCCAACAAAAGATAGATTCGTTTTGATTCCACGACAAGACATAGCATTCGGTGTTCGATACGCTGACGCACTATGTAGATTCAACGGAATCAACACAGTCTGAAACTGTTGAAACAAACCTTGCCTAATGGCTTAGTTTGATGGCTACAAAAGGCCGTCAGGCTAAGTCCTTTAGCATCGGTGATAAACCATAAAGGATTAGACAATGACAATGATTCTCTTGGGCTATACTTTTGGTGGAATAATTATTAATGAAAAAGAGGTGGATTTCTAATGACAATTGGCTGGTCAATGGGGCAGTTAATTGTTGATGAAGGTGCTACTTCTGCAATTGATTATTGCACTTTAGCAGACGTTGAAGCATACACAGGAGTAAACTTCTCAGAAGGTATTGGTGCAACTGATTCTCAGATTGCTTTGATGATTTCAAATGCATCAAGATTAGTGGATGCATATGCTGGTGTTCAAGTTGCTGGAACTGTTGGAGTTACAGAATATTTTGACATAAACGGATTCACTAAACATTTGGTCATGGGGGTTCGACCTGTTGCATCAATAACTAATATTTACACAATCAATGATAGTGGTGTTGAGAAGGCTTTAGTGCAGGGTAGGGTCAGGAATACAGATGAATATTGGCTACATGATAAAGAGGCTGGAATTGTAAGATTTATGGGGAAGTTTACGGAAGATGGTGTGCTTGCTTTGAAGGCCGAATATATTGCTGGTAATGCAACACCTACAATCGAGGCTAAGATGGCTACAATCATGATGGTATCAAGAAATGCGGCACGTTCTGCATTGAACGATGAGAACTGTATGGATAGAGTAAAAGAGATGTGGGCGAGATTGTTAAAATCATCAGAAGCAGACCTGAAAGAAATGTTAGAATTAGTCAAAAAACATTCTAAGATTGCAGTTGCTACATTTGGTTTGGAAGGTAACTATTGAGGGAATATTAATGTCAATTTCAAGCACAGGAATCCCAGCAACAGACCCACATACAATGTTGTCAAGTTTAATCACTACAAATATGACTTCTCCTGATGGAGTTTGGACTCCAATTGTGAATAGTGGATGGCTTGAGTTCAAGCGTCAAAAGACATATCAAATCTCAATTGTTCCACTATATACAGACTCAGAAGCATTCAATCTAACAGGTGGTTCTTCGACAGCCCAGCCAAAAATCTCAACAGGATATTATTCAATAGTTTTGTATGCCCCAACTAGAGTAAAAGTTTGGTCATTATTTCAAAAATTAATGCTAGTTTTGAACAATGAAACTTTGACTTCTCCACAGTCAGGAAGTGGTATGACAGGAGTTGGTGGAAGTGATTATCATTTTGTTAGAATAGTTAGGTCAGAAATGGGTAAAACAATTGAGTTCAAAGATGCATTATGTGGTATAGATATTGACAAAACTGACGTTACAGGATATCGAGCAGAAATCACAGTTTCATGCCGATGGAATGAATAATTACCGATTCCTTGAATAACCGGAAATCAACGGTCAAGTAATATGGCTCTCGTAGATTTGAAGAAAGCAGAACTAATCGCTCTTTGTGAAGAAAATGGTTTAGACACAGAAGGAACGAAAACAGAACTAGCAGAAAGACTCGATGCAGTTTTATCTTGGGATGATGCATCAGAAGAAACAGAAGAAATTGTTGAGGAAGTTGTTGAGGAAGATTACAAACATCCACCACTACCAACATTAGCAGAAGTTACAGATGTGGAAGATGACGATGACATAGAAGTTTTCATCAATAATATTTTCAAAGAATATGTAAAAAGAGATGCTACTGAACATGAGTTAAATCATTACAGAAAAGCAATGACATTCCATAATAATTTAACAAAGGAAAACTTTGTTTTTGGAATTAAAAACTCAGACGAAGCACGTTCCCTGTGATTGTGAATGTTTGAATACGCAATCAATGTTCTAAGGGTTGTTGATGGAGACACCGTTGACGCAAGAGTTGACTTAGGTTTCAAAGTTCATCACAATATCCGAATCAGGATTTATGGACTAAATACTCCTGAAACAAGAACAAGAGATTTAGAAGAAAAAAAGAAAGGTCTTGAAGCGAAAGAGAGAATGAAAGAATTAGTTGCTGGTGCTGATAAAATAATTCTGCAATCTCACGGAGTCGGAAAGTTCGGCAGGTGTCTTGGAAGCCTGTTGATGTCAACAGGTGATGAACAGTTCGATGTTGCTGAAAAATTAATTTCCGAAGGACACGGAACTCCTTATTTTGGCGGAAAAAGATAATCTCAGTCATAACTATCAATAACAGCAAATAATCAGGTTCGATTCATTCCTTACAAAGACGCATCGAAAAGAGTAGCCTACAATCGTAGGTATCAGAAGAAAAGATATGCTGAACGGAAAGCATCATACAAGCACAAAAAGAAGGTCAGAAGAGAACAAATGAAAGAATGGTTCAAGTCAATAAAACACACGCTGAAATGTGCTGATTGTAGTATCTCAGGATATCCTCATTCTTGGATTTTAGATTTTCATCATTTAGATTCTTCTGAAAAGTTTTCAATAGTTTCAAAAATGGTTCATGATGGATATGGAAAAGAAAAGATTCTAGGAGAAATTGAGAAGTGTGTTGTGTTGTGTTCAAATTGTCATCGGATTAGACATAGCACAGATGTTGAACTCAACACACGGCTCAAGTCAAAAAAGTAATTTTGATATCAAAAACCATTGATATTTGGGATATATTGATAAGGGGGAAGCCTACGGTGGCTCATTTATGAGCCACATGAGCCAACCAACAAACCGACCAAACCTATCAGTCCACGCTTTACAAAGAGTTGACGAAAGATTAGTTGGAGAAGAAGCACAAAAAGTAATTTCAGCAGTTAGAAAAGCATCTGCAAAGTATGGAACAAAATCAGTAGGAATCATTGCACATGACTTAGGCTCACAAAGAGGCCAAGCATGGGGCAATACCAGCAATGGAGATTTAGTAGTTGTAATCGTAAGAAATGGTCAAGTGAAAACTGTTTACCTACGAAGGGCAACACAAACATTCGACCTCTCAGTTTCACGCACAGATGTATTAGTTGACATGACAGGAAAAGTTCTTTCAACACCATTGAGAAACAATCCATCAGCAGGTCGAAGAGGAAGCAGAAATGCACCAAGAGATATCTTTGCTAACAGGGGGTTCTAAACATGAGACAATTGACAAGAAAAGAGTTTGAAGAAATGGTTATTACTGAGTATGCAGGTTCAGGATTAACAGAAGAAGAAATAGACCATTATTACTTCTTTTACAAGTTAGGTAGAACAACTGTTAGAATGTAAAATTAGAGTCTGTTCATAACGGTGGGATTTCCGACCATTATCTATGGCTAAAGCGAAGTCAAAGAAATTGAGAATCCTGTGGGGTTCTGAGCAACCAACTCGACCAACAGGATATGGAACTGTAACTAGAGAAATCTGCAAACGATTAGTTGAAAGAGGACATGAAGTTTTCATAATCGGATGGGATTACAATGGTGAAGATTTCAAACATGAAGAAGGTTGGACTTTAGTTCATGCTGGGATTTCAGGATATGGTGCTGAGAGATTAAGTGGCGACCACAGCCCAACTGTTTTAGAATATCATTTGGCTAGATTACAACCCGATTTATATCTGACATTGAATGACCCATTTTACATTGGTTCATCTGTTGTCAGCACCAATAAAATGAATGTTCCATATATTGCATATATGCCGATAGATGGATATCCAATTTCATATGCTTGGAAGGATGTTTTGAAAATGCTTCATACTCCACTTTGGATGGCTAATTTTGGAAAATCTGTATTTTCTGACTTTGTGAATGAATACAGTAGTGCTGGGAATGCCGATAAGACGCTCAGGGATGCTATGCTAGACCGTTATCGGGGGAATGAGGGGGATATACTGCTACATGGCGTAGAAACGTCTGTATTTGCCCCTATATCGGAAAAGAAAAAGGAAGAGACTAAGCAGATGTGGGGAATATCGCATTGGGATTACATTTTTTGTTCAGTTGGAAGAAATACAAATCGAAAACAAATCCCAAGATTATTAGAAGCATTCAGAAAGTTTCTCGATGAAGTAGATGACCCTGATTCTGTTGGACTTCTAATTCATTGTGGTGATGCATCAGATACGATGGGAATGGGGGGTTGGGATTTACCATTAACTTTGAATCAAATGGGATTAACAAATAATGTCAGATTTACAGACAAAGGCAACAATCCATTGATGGGATTATCAAGAGAAGAATTAGCACTTGTCTATGGTATCTCAGATGTTCATGTTTTAGCAACAGGTGGAGAAGGTTTTGGAGTTCCAAGTGCAGAAGCAATGTCATGTGGAATCCCAATCATACTTCCTGATAATAGCACAGGTTCAGAATTGACAGGCGGAATCCTAGCGGAAGGAAAATCATATGTTGAAGCCAACAGGGGATGGTTGGTGAAATGTATCACTTCGATTTGCGGTGGAAAGTGGTCAGTCAATATGGGATTGGTGGATGTTGATGCTTTGAAATCTGCAATGATTCAATCATATGAAAATGAAGATTTAAGAAAAGAACTTGGAAGAAATGCAAGAGATTTCGCAATTGAAAATCTTGATTGGGAAATCATAGTTGACCAAACAGAAAAAATACTATCTAAAGCCGCCAATACTAAACACCCACTTGGTAAACATTCAACAATGGGAATGAGGCGATAAAGTGAGTAAGAAAAACAAAGCAATTACCTGCGGTCATAAATGGAGATGTGTCTGCGAACATCACAATCTCAGATGTATAATTCCTGTTGATTTTCCACAGGGAGATTCACGTTTGAGATTCGTTTCTGAACTACAAAGAATGGGTGCTGAAAAACACACTAAAGATTCTGAACATAGATGTGATTTATGTGAGGCAGAAAGACAGGATGGTAGAAGGGCTGGATATTTTCAGAAAGACCCGAAAGATGGAAAAGTCAAACCAAAGATTCTGATTGAGAAATTAGAAAAAGAACGTGAAGCAAAGCGGAAATACAAACAATCTAGGCGAGACAGTTAATAGCCCCATAAGAAGAGGGTTTGGATATGGCAGTTCACGCATTCACAGGTGTAACAGGCAAGATAACAGTTTCAGGAAGTATAGTAGGGTTTGTTAGTGGTGATTTATCACTAGCAACAGCAACAGGAAAATATGTTACTCTTGGCGGTAATACAGCAACAGCAAATACAAGAGGATTGAAATCTGTATCAGGCACATTGAAATCTGCTTGGGGAATAACCGATAATACACTCTATACTTACTTCAATACTGATGCTGAGTTTAACATTGAGTTTGAAGCAACAGGTAGTGGTTCTGCTACGCATAAATACTCGGCTTTAACTTGTGTATTCACAGATATGTCAATTGAAGGATTAGAAGCAGGTTCAGAAGGTGCTTTAATGATTAATGCTTCTTTTGAGGGTTTGAATTGGTCAAGAGCCACTTGAGCATCAAATACCACTTCATTCATAACGGTGGGAACTCGGCTATTAGTAATAATAAGAGGCGAAAAATATGTCATGGCTGGATAACGCAATTGAACAAGCAAACAACCCGATTGATGTTGATGTATCAGGACTTGGATTATCAGAAGATATTCTCCAAGCCAAACCACTTTCAGCATCCGAGTTTCAAGTTCTCAAATCAGAACCGGAAATCGCAAGATTATCAGGTGATGATAGAAACGAATTACTTGGATTACGAACCGTCTTTGAGATGTTATCCAAATGCGATTCTACACTTACATGGAACAAGTTTAGATTACTTCCAATGCAATTACTTGGAGAGTTGGCAACAAGAGTTACAGAAGCCGTTGGAACAGGCCAAAACGGTGCTTTGGGAAAGTAATAGATTACTCCAAAACAGACGAAGGGCAATTTCTTTTTCAGATATTGACCGAAACCGGAATAACCCCTCAAGAGTGGCGACAACTAGACCCAAGAGATTCTATGTTTCTTTGGTCGGCCTTTGCAGAAAAGGTCAGGCGACAATATGAGAGACAAAAAGGTAGGTGAATAGATGGCTAAAGATGTAAAAATGTCAGTAGTTATTGAGGGTAATTCAAAGCAATTACAAGCGGCTATGGCGGCGGCGGCAGGTTCAACCGAATCAGCAGGTAACTCAATATCAAGTTCATTGAAATCAATGAGTAAATCTATGGCTGTCGCTGGGGTTGCGGCAGTAACATTAGGTGCGGCAATCACAGGGATGTTTATCAAGAAATCAATTGGAACATTTTTAGAGTTTGAAGTTGCTATGACAAGGATGGGTGCAACTCTTGGTGAAACAAGTGAAATCACAGGAGAACTCAATGAAAATATGGATGGTCTTGAGACTGTAATAAGAGACATAGCAAAGCAATCTTCTGCTACTGCTACACAGGTAGCACAGGCAGGTAACGTGCTTGCTCTAGCAGGTCTTAGTATGGATGAATTAGGAACTTCAACAGAAGGTGCAATCAAGAGTCTTGTTGGCTTCTCAGTAGTTGGTGGAGTTGATGTTGAAACTGCGGCTGGGATTGTAATTTCTTCTGTGAAAGGTATGGGTCTTGAGATTTCAGAAATGGATAGAGTAATGGATGTTTTTGTTGCTACTATGACATCATCATTTACAGACTTACAATCTCTTGGAATGTCAATGAAGTTTCTTGCCCCAACAGCAAATGCGGCTGGACTTTCTATTGAGGAAATGGCGGCGGCAATTGGTGCATTAGGAGATGCAGGTTTGCAGGGAACAATCGCTGGAACAGGATTGAGAATGTCAATTAACAAGTTGTTGAGTCCAACAGATGATGCTAGAAGAGTTATGGATAGACTCGGATTGAACTTCCTAACTTTGACCCCTGCTGGTCAAGCGGCTGACACAGCATTAAGAGCAGTTTCAGCAACAATTACTCAGACTAAAGTTGATGTTGAAAGAGCATCATTTGCACTTGACATTCTGAATGGAAAACTAGAAGATTTGTCAATTGAACAACAATCTAATTCTCTCGCAATAATGCAGATTAGAGCAAGGGCTGAACGTCAAGGAAGGGAATTATCTGAGACTGAAATAAAAAGAATTGAAAAATTAGAAATGGCTAACAAAAGTTTGGCTGTTGAACAAGCATCAGTTGCACTTGAACAAAGGCTTGCTCAAAGACAAAATAAGAAGTTTACAGATAGCCTGAAAGAACAGGAAAAACAATTCTCAGCAAACAAAGATGTCGTGCAATCTCAGACTATGGGTTTGACATCTTTAGTTGATGTAATTAATCAGTTAGAAGCGGCTGGTGCAACAACAGCAGAAGTGTTAGAAATATTCTCAGTTCGTGGTGGAACTGCTATCATGGCTTTACAGGGTCAACGTGAAGGATTCTTAGACTTAGTTGATATTACAAATGACGCAGATGGTGCGGCTCAAAGATATTTACAAACCATGAAAACGACTTCTGATTTCCAACTGAAAGTTGTTGCTTCATCCTTTGAAGAAACAAGAATTGTAATTGGTGGATTATTTGCTGAATTAATTGGTCTTGCAGATGCTAATGATGGTAAGATTGCGAACTCACTAATCCGAGTGTCAGAAGTATTAAGAGAAAATACTGACCAATGGACTGTTTTGAGAGATGCAATTCAGACTGAGATTTTACCATTAATTGCACAATTACCTGAGTTCGTAGATAGGGCTATGGTTGCCTTTGAATTAGCAGTTCCATTCATTACTGCATTTGGTCAAACAATGAAAATACTTGGGGGTATTCTTAAACCTGTTTTCGATATATTAGATTTAATTGTTGGTGCTATGAATCGGCTAGAAAAAAGTGCTATTGGAACGGCTCTATTGAGAGGCGTTGAGGGTGCAATTACAGGTGCTATGGTCGGTGGTGCGGCTGGTTCGGTCATTCCTGTTGTTGGAACAACAGCAGGTGCAATAGGTGGTGCGGCAGTTGGATTCTCAGTAGGTGCTGGTGGTGAAGCAAATGAAGTTGGTAAAGAAATCAATTCAGCGTTGGGTATTCCCGAAGGTGGTTTGTTATCAAATCACAGGGGCGGAGTTGCAGAATCTCCGTCAGTCGGAATCTTCGGTGAAGCAGGTCGAGAAGCACTTGTTCCACTTGACAAATACGATATGACATTAACAAGCAAATCAAGCATGAATACGGGTTCTCAATCGAATAGTGGATTAACCCTCAATTTTGAGAGTATAACTATCAATGGCGGGGGAAGTATGACAGCAGGTGATGTTCGGTCTATAATTAGTGCAGAAATGCCTAAAATCGTCAAGCAATCATATAGAGGGGCAAGGGGTGTATTCTAATGGCTACAATCAAACAAGATATAACAAAACCATTTTCAAGAATGGGTAACGGATTAGTAGAATTACAAAGATGGTTTCCTGTCTATATCAAGAATGATGGATTAGGCGGAATCTCAGTTGACCCCGTTCTTTTCAAAACTAATTTTGGAAGTAAAACACCAGCCGATGAAGGTGGTCTAAATGATGAGTCAAATACTGCTGGCGTAAGAGTCGAAGTCATTGATGATGACGGCACTACAACATCAGGAACTTACACCCTTACAATCTCAGGTTCAGGAACACATACACCACTTGTAGAAATCAACTACGGTGGAATCGCTTCTTACAACTTTATGTTGATAGCCCCATCAGCCCCTAATACTGCGGCTGGAAACGCCGCATTATATGGTGTCAGTTCTCAGGCTGGAAGTCTGAATAAAGCAGGTTCACCATTAGCAGAATTAGACCATACTCCTTCGATGGTATTTATGACAGTTCAAGAGTTTGCTGAAATGTTAGATACTTACAGGCATATAGGAACACCAAGTAAAGATGGAACAAAACCAGCATTCCTACCACATGGTTTGATTGGAAGAAGTGTAGCAAGTTCAGCAGTAAATCCATTGATGAATGCAGACCCAAGATTAAGTTCTTCGGGTCTAAATAAAGTATCAGATTTATATGGAAATCAACACAAAGTTAGAGCAACCGTTTTCATGCCTATGATGTTAGATAATAATCAATTTGACAAAAGAATACCAAATGCTTCTGTTGGGTTTTCTTTACCAAGAAATAATAGGGATGCCAAGTTCTATGGATATGAACTTCAAGGCATAACAAGATACAATTCAAAACCAACAGGCTCGGATGGTGTGAAATACAAAGAAGTGGGATATTCAGGCGACCATTTAACAGGTGCAGTTGGTGCTTGGTCATTATACAAAAATGAAACATTTACAGCCAATTCAACAGCACACACAGTCAAGTCAGTTGGTGGAACAAAACAACAAACAATGGGGTATTCAAATGCAGATACTTCTTTAGATTCTGCGGCGGCAATTAATCCAAAATACAGAATGAGAATGGCTCTTGCTTGTTTTCTAAAAGATGGAACTTATACACTCAATGATGGTGGAACAATAATTCCATATATTTACGATTCAGAAAGAACAATTGGCGGTGTCAATTCTTCGACATTGTATGCAGTTTGGGATGGTAAAAATGGATATGGTAATTCTCAACCCGTAGCACATGATTGTGATGCTCAGATTTACCCAATGTTTGACTTTGTTCAGCCACCATTTTGTCCGGCTTCTCAAGGTAATAATTATGATATGTCAGTAAACGAATTAGAGCATACAAATTGGCCTTTGATTGTTGCATCCCAGCCGATTCCAGCAACAACAACTGACATAGTAAATCCTAGACAATTTTTAGTCAGGCCAAATCCTGTCAGGGTCGAAATATTTGGAATCACCAAATCAGCAAATGGAACATTAACAGTTTATCTTGAATCTACAACTTCTCATTATTTTGTTGGGGCTCATGGTATGCCCGTTTATATGACAGGAATTGGTGGTAAATTAGGAACAGCAACAAACAATCCTGATACAAGATGGAGTGCATTAGATGAGGATGGTTGGCAAAATGCAGGTTCGGGAACTAACAATGGAAATGACCTAAATCATAATGGATGGTGGATTCTCGATTCGGTATCAGATGTTGTTGTTAATGGAGTCTCAATTTTAGGTCGAACAACATATCAAACATTAACAATAAGAGTAGGGCATGGTATCTTTGGCGGAAGTGGTCAGGCAATATATGCAACATCAGGATATGCTTGTCAAGGAAGAATGGGTGGTGCAGAAATGCAATCCGGTTCTAACGGATTGAATCTGTATGGAATCACAGAATCGTGGAGAACAGAAAACTTAGTTCAAGGAACATCAACAGGTTTCGTAGCAGGTCTTTCACAACCTGATTCAACATCTCCAAGCGGTGCTTCAACAGACTCTACATATCCAGCCCGACCAACACTATACAAGGCTCAACAACCCGATGCAGAAGGTGTCTATACTGACTCCACTAATTTCGTGGCTAGAAGCATCTCAATACGGGCTGATACAGATGATACATTTGCTACTGCACCAACAATGTCAAGTGTGGGTGGTGGAGTTCTAAGAATACCCCCACCGATAGGTTGGGATTTAGCCAAGTTTTATTATTCATCTTCGGGGTCTGTTTCGACAGGTAGTTTTGTGCCAACTCCCGATGTAGGTTTTGTAAATACTGCACATACACTAAATGGTTCACCAAATGCAAGATGGAGTTTTAGAGGAATTAATGTTCCATTTTGGTCTTATATTGATTCTTTCAATGGCCGTCATGGATGGGATTTTACCAAGCCTAACGGCTGGGCTTATGGAAGAAACAGACCATACCCAGCACAGGCAAGAGTTGGAACTAGAACAGCATATTCTCCATCTCTATTTGAGGATGCAAGCACTAAGGGGTGGAACGTGGGTGCGGCAACAGACAAATTAATGTCGAGACAAGAATCAAATAAAATAGGTTTAACTGAAATTGGTTGTTCAGCAATATGGCTTGATATGCAAATAAAAGCATTCATTCCTGTTCAGAAAAATAGAATGGTTATGATAGAGTTTGACAATGGAGTTTCTTACGGAAAAACAGGGCGACATTCTATGATGACTCATGGTGGAACAAACAATTTCCTTCATGGTCATGGTTTCTATTCGGTTTGGAATGGAAATACAACAGTCAATAATGGTGTTCAAGTTTTGGCTAGTCAGAACACTACAAAATTATATGGTCAAGCAGGTAATAACCCATCATACACAGTCAATAGACCTGCGATATGGACTTGGGGAACAGGAACAGATTTCTTTACTGCTAATTGGACTAATTCATTGCCTGATGTTTTCCCAAATATGGGTGCATCAGGAACAGCAATTGGTGGGAATAATGGATGGGGAAATCTTGGTAATGGATATGGATATGGAACACCAAAAACCTTAGTCGAAGGAAGTCATATTATTAGAACAGTATTTACCGAAGGTGGAATGGAATATATTCTTGATGGAGTATCACAGGGAATAGACATAAACTCAGCAAATGCAGTATGGGGAATGACAATAAAAATTGGTGATTCAATTGCTCTTGGTGCTGGAACTATTGTGAATAATCAAGGTGGAGTTGCATTCAACCAAAGACCCAATATGAGCATGAGTCAATCCGATTTACAAATTGACGAAATCACTCTCCGTCAGATTCCAACAAAACCGATGTTACCATTTACAGTTGATTCGATGAAACAACAAATCTCAGGAGTTGCGAGATACAATACATTGGATGTTGAAGTCAACAACATAGATACGAGTAAAGGGATGAATATCACAGCAACTTTGCTTGAGCCACCAACATCAACACAAAATGGGATTCAAACTGAGGCTTCGACTGTGATTTCAGGATATGATAATGTTGACCTCAACATCTTAGGTGGGTTCGGAACTGTGGATTTGTCAAACCTTCCAGCAACGGCATTGGCTAATGGTTTCGTAATCAGATTCAATTTTTACATTCCTGATAATACTCAAACTGAATATCATCCGATTGATTGGAACAAGATTCCGATTGTCAGAAATTGGTCAATTAATTATGACATCAAACCTACTGCGGAATTGATTTGCACAGGCAACACATTCAATGGAGATACAACTTCACCAATAAACACAAAAATAGGAAATATAGTTTCTTTCAGAATTAATGCTTCGACTACTGATTCAGATAGAAAAATATCATCTGTAAAAATAGATTTTGGAGATGGTTCTGAAAGTGGATGGATAGATGTTGCAGACCAAACTTTGACATCAACAATTTACGATGTCTCTCATGTATATACAGGTGCGGGAACAAAGTCTGCAAAGGCATATGTCAAAGACGATAAGGGCAATGAATCTAATGCTTCTGCTGTTGTCTCAGTAGTAGTTGCAGAAGGACTTCCTGTTGGTGTTCTTAGAGCAAGTCCAGCACTAATTTATGCAGGTCAAGATATTACTCTCGATGCATCTAGTTCTTACTTAGTTTCAACAACATCAGGAATCAATATTGTATCATATATTTTCAATAGTGGAGTAAGTGGTGCAAGTGATGTATCTCAATCAGGTTCAACCTTACAAATTACTAATCTCCCTGCTGGTGAATATGCGGCAACACTTAGAGTTAAAGATAATCAAAATCCTGTCAATATATCTACAACTGCAACTGTTGTTTACAAAGTTTTACCGACAAATGTAGCAGTTAATTTGTTCGGTAATTTGAACACAAGACCAAGTGGATTTAGTGCAAAGAGAAGTGCAAACTTAACTTCGGTTTCAGTCTTAGATTCTGAATATCCTGACGTTACAGATATGGGAACTAGAGATGAAACATTTACCCTAACAGGTTCATTCTTGAAAGCGACAGCGACAGTTGATATCTTACAAATGGAGACATACATTTCTGCTGGAACATTATTGTATATCGAATGGGAAACTACGAATTGGGCTGGTCAATCTTCGGTTCAAAGATTCACAGGAAGAATGGTTGATTTCGATTATGAAAGAGAAGGTGGCCGACACGGTGAAACTCCATACTCAGCAACCTTCAAAATAGCATCTTGATAAAACAAATCATTGATATAGGTGGGAAAAAAAGGTAGTAGCATGAGAAAAGACGGCATAGACGATGAAATGTATAACGATATAAAATTAGATGTGATGAGATACCACGTTCAATTTACTTTACAAATTACTGCTGAAAAACTTGCAGAAGTAGGAAAAACTTTAGGTGATTTACCAATACCTTCTGTTGAACAAATAGGAAATCTAGCATTTGCAGAATTGATTATGCATTCACAATCACCTAAAAATCGTGAAACCCTAAACGAAATAGTTAGTAAAGAAGAAGATAATCTAATGAATACATTAGTAGGTCAATCAAAAAAACATGGATGTCATAGAGATTCTAAAGTCGAATTACCAAACATTATTCTTCGATATGATGAAAGTGATAGAAGAGATTTCAGTAAAATATTTCGTGAAGCAATTATCTCTTCTGTGAGTAATGTCAAAACATTTACAGAAAAGTTTGCCTGATATTCTATAAGAATAGTCAGATAAGTTATATTGATATACTCATGCCCCTTCGGATTGATTGCGAAAACACGCAATGGAGATGAATGAAATGACAACAACTGACATAAATGGAGTATATGAAGATGAAAATGGAAACCTTTGGTATGAAGGAGAACAGGTAACTTTTGAGTATTGAATAAATGAATGAAGGAAATGAAAAAAGGAGATGAATGAAATGAATGAAACAGAAAAGGAACATTTAAGATACACACGAATACTACAAACAGAAGGAAGAAGGCTTTGGGTGCAAGGCTACAACTTAACCTATGTTGGCTACAACCAACCAAAGCGACCAACGACAGTAAAGGATGTTAGAGAATGGTTGAGTGAGAATTGGTCATGCGGCAACGAATGGGCTGGATTCCCTGAGAACGAGATGAACACGGCCTACCACGCAGACAGAAAACTTGCTTACCTTTACTTTTGGTTTGACCAAACTGGAACTTTTTGGAGTCCATTCTGAGTAAATAATTACCTAACCAAATTAGGGGGAAGCCTTCGGGCTTCTCCCTTTTTTTTATTTTCAAATCCGATAGATATTCTATTGAACCACGTTTGCCCGTTAGAGGCTATATGAGCGACTTCTTTGACTTGTTGGTGGAACATTACAACCCTACGGCAGAAGCGTGGCAAACCGTTACTGTAACGGGCGTAATCAGCATCAAAGTCAAACACAAACTAAATGCTTCATCTAGTTGTCAAATTGTTCTATCTAACGTAAGAGGAAAAAGAGCATTTACAATTTCAAGAGGCGATAGATTAACTGTCAAAGCAACTCCGAATAAATGGGTTTCAGGAAGTGTTTCAAAACCATTTGTTTTCTGCGGAATCGTAGCAGATATAGAAACTTCTAATTCTACATATTCAGTTCTTGCTTACGATACATTAGGAGTATTGACAAATGAAATTATGTTGACAAATCCATTGTCTATATCAACACGTTCAGATGGTGCTTCTGTTCTGAAAGAAATTGTATCAGGAAGTTCATACAGTTTACTAACAAGTCTTGAAAAAATGATGGGCGAAACAAGAGTAATCATTCCAAGTAATTTGAATCTGAAAGGTAAGACTAGATTATCAGGAATGCAATCAGTATTATCTTTGATTAATTCAACTCCAAATCTTTTCAGATTATCTTCCAGCCTTTCAGAAAGACGTGTTGAGTTCAACAGCCTTGCATCTCTCGATGACACAACTCACGTTCCGTATATCGCTGGTCGCTTACCAAGAACTAATGCACCTTTGGATATCATGCCAACTGCGATAGTTAGAGAAGAGGATGATTCTGATTTGATTAATGTTGTTTCAGTTCAGAATAGTGGTTTAGATATTTTAGTAACAGAACCCCAAACTTTACCAACATCACCAATCCAAAGATTGTTTCAAGAAACTATGGTTACTGACGAAGTTTCTGCAAGGTTGTTTGCACGTCAGATTCTAAACCAACAGGGTATAGATAAATCAAGATGGATTGTCGAAGCAATTCCAAACAGATTAGACATAATTGCTGGTGATATAATTGAGTTCAAATCTATCGAAGGTGGGCTTGCTGGAAAACAAATGGTTTTCGATGTAACTTGGAACATGACTACGGATGGTTGTGATATGACTTTGACAGTTGGCCGTCAAGCCCCTGATTTCATTACATCTATCAGATTTGCGGCAGGTCAAAGTATTTGATTACAAATATGACTATTACGAATATCAAAATAGTGGTCTTTTAAGCCCGTCTTTTTTTCGGGTGGTATGATTTAACCTGTTGATGAAAAGAATCCCTTAGAATGCTTGCATTCATATCGGTGGGGGTAAAATCAGTTGTCATGGCCGTAGTCAAAATCAACATCCCCTCAAAAAACAGACTTCCTGACCTTTGGGAAGATATTCAACCTGACTTCCCAATGCCTTCTCCAAGAACATATCAGGCCGAAGCATTATCTGTAATTAAATGGGCTTTGGATAATGATGATTTTGATAACATAATTATCCAAGCACCAACAGGTATTGGGAAGTCAGCAATTGCTATGACTTTACAGAAGTGGTTTCAATCCGCATATCTACTTGCACCAAGTCTCGGACTGACTGAACAATACAAGAGAGATTATGGTTCATCTTTGAAAGAAATAAAAGGAAGAAATAATTTTCCATGTTGGGTTAGAGAAGGCACAGCAGATTCCGCACCTTGCTATGGTGCAAAGCGTTCATGTCCTCACACAAAAGAGGATGACCCATGCCCGTATTATGAGCAGAAGTTTGAGGCCGCAAACTCAAGATTGGTTTTGTCGAATCCAGCATATCTTTTCAGACTGATTCAAGGAGACAAGAACTTCGGTCAAAGAGAGTTTACGATTGTTGATGAAGCACATGATATGGAATCATTTCTTTTAGGATTATTTGAAACAAGAATTACTCTTGGGGATTGGTCTTTGGCTCACGGCTCGACAACTAATTTTCCAATGCATTATCATGCGGCAGATTGGATTCCAGCGATTACAGAATTACACAAAGCGGCACAGGCTGGAATAGAAATATCTGAACAGAATGAAGATGAGAAAGCAACAGAAAGATATCGAAAATTATTGGGTAAAACTACGACACTTCTTGAACTACTAAAAGAACCAAATCGAGTAGTTGTCGAAAATGAATCTGACCGGAACGGAAGATATCTGAAAATAAGACCTGTTCGTGTCAACAGGTTAGCATCGGATATGCTAGAACGTGTCTCCAAAAAACGAATCTTTCTTTCAGCAACAATTCTCGATGTTGATACGTTTCTCTCAGGTCTTGGTTTAGAAAATCAAAAGAATCTTTATGTCAATATTACCAAGTCTCCATTCCCCCCTGAGAACTTCAAAATACATTATGCCCCATGTGGTTCGATGTCATATTCAAAGAGAGATAAATCTGTTCTGAAACAGGTCAAAGCAATTGCTGGAATTATGGATAGATACCCTGAGAGAAGAGGGGTCGTTTTACCACATAGTCATTTCATCAGAAATGCGATTGTCAATGGTTTGAAAGAACTCGGATATGGTGATAGAATAATTACTCACGATTCTAATCCAAGAGCAAGAGATGTTGCATTGAAACATTTCTTTTCTAGCGAAGATAAAAGTTTAGTTTTGATTAGCACATATGTTGGTCAAGGATTTGATTTCAAAGGCAAGTTAGCAGAATGGTTGGTCATCTGTAAAGTTCCATATTTACCAATCAAAGGAGATGCTGTGATAGAGCAACGATTACAGGAAGATGAACACGCTTGGCGTAGTAAGTATGAAGGAACTCTTGACTGTCCTTACGAGCCGCCTACAAAGTATTCTAACGGTATGTGCGGGTCATTCAATTGCCCTGCCCCCTGCAAGGCTTGGTATCAACTCCAAACAGGTCTGAAATTAGTGCAAGGTGCTGGCCGAATAATCAGAAGTCCAACTGACAAAGGAGACTTATTTATCTTGGATGGTTCATGGGCTAGATTTGCTAGAATGAATGCTCGACTTTTACCACATTGGTTTCGTGGTTCAATCGGTGAAACTCCGAATTGGTTGAAGCGACATATTCAGTAAAACTTTGATGTTGGCCTCAACACGTTTATGCTCGGCAAACTCTTGCATCTCCAACTGCACAAACTATTTTCAAAGGCAGGTCATCCCATCCCCATTCAGCCGCTATTTTGAGAGAAGTTATTCTCCTAGAAGCGTTAGAACTGTTTTGTGATTCATGGCCGCTAAGACCATATCCTGTTATTGCTGTGTAAATGTCAGAAGCAATGTATGTTTGCTTTGCGAATGCTTCCCATTCCCAAACTCTTTGATTGTATGGGATTTCAGAATGTGTTCCTTTTTGGATTTGATTAGTTTCAGATAATTTGAATGAGGAAACCCAATCTGCTTTGTTGGAGTTCCATACAGACTTCAATCTCTTAGAAGCATATTGAGCAACGTGAATTAACTCATGTGCTAGGGATATAACTGATTTAACTGAGCCATCGAAATAAACGTGAACATTGATAGCCGTAGCAAATCCATTTGCATCTGAATCTGTCTCTTGAACATATGCTTCTTTACCTACACCCCATTCGTCATATGTAGATTTACTCGCACATACAATTGATATTCTGAACTTGTTTAATGCGACTTTACTAACACCTTCTGTTGTTAATGTTTGGAACACACTTTCTGCAACATTCTTTGTTGTGTAAGGTGCTGACATATTCTCAGGATTATAGAAAACGATAGGCATTTTATATCCATCCACTAAAACGGATTCCATAATCCTGAATGATTTTTGTGTCTCTTGCGTCTTGCTCATGTAATGAGCAAGGGCGGCATTCCCCTTATCAATGTTTAGGTAATATCAATGGTTTTTGATATCAAAATTGTATTTTCTATCCACGCCAGCCATGTGATTCTTTCATAATGGTGGGCTAATCCTGATTGTTCATGGTCGAAGATGCGATAGTTGTGAGGCAAGCCCGTAGATGGATTCGTAAACAGGCTAAGGGGGATATGCCGGATGAACTGTATTCGGCACTAGCAGAAGGTGCTAGTGGCCTTGAAAAAAGACAAATAAAAAGTCTTGCTAAGGTATCAAGAATTGTTGCAGATAATGGAACAATCAGACCTTACAACGATTTCAAAAAAGATTGGAAATATTCTAAGTCAATCTACGGTCATCGAGATACTTGTTCTTTGTGTGGTAAAAGACCAATTGTTGAAAATTGTGTTCTTCTCGATGAAGAATCAAAAAGAGAAATTATTGTTGGAAATGTTTGTGCATATAGGTATGTGGAAATCACAGTTGATAATCGAGTTTTAGATGGTGAAGAAAAGAAGGATTATCTCAAAACAAATATGAAGGAAGCCAAGCATCAATTTAACCGAACTACATTCACCCAAAAATATCCAGCCGCAATGTCTGACTTGAAGAAGTATGAAGATATGATGACTAACAACAGATTTCTATACAAAACAGATTGGAGAAAAAAGTTATGGAAATCTATTCATAGAAATATGGTTAAAAGATTGATTTCTCATGGATATCCAAGCCCTAAATTAAGTAGGCAATGGGATGAGTTCATTGGCTATGCAGAAGAAGAATATCAAAAGTATTCTGAACAAGAACAAGAACATCAAAACAAGATGAGAATACTTGCAGAAGAACACCAAGAAAGAAGGAGAAAAATGGCTCAAGAAATTGCTAATAAAAGACAAGAATGGTTAGAGCAAACTAAGAGGTTTCAGATGATGATTAGGTCGCTTGATAATCTAAGTTTATGGGAACAAACAATGTCCGTTAGGGTTGCTCAAAGAATTAAAAATCAAGGAGTCGGAAGATTAGATTCAGGCTACAAGAGATTCTTTCAAGAAATCGCAATTAGATATGCTTTAGAAACGGGGCTTGATAATCTCCCTTCAACACCACTTTCAGAAGAGATACAGGGATGGGATAAAACAAGATTGAATGGCTGGGAAAATGATTTTGTAAAATCAATAATAATCAAGGCAATGTTGAATCGAGAAATGACATCGAAACAGATGGAAATTATTGAAAAAATTAGGAAGAGATTAGCATGAGATTTTTAGATGGTAAACCAATTCCTAAACAGGTTCTAACTCCTGATAATAGGAACTTAGGTTCACCTTCAAGAATAGCAGATGTGTATGGTGTAAGCATCATCGAAAAATGTCTAAATCCTGAATGTGCAAGAGAAGCAGAAATGGATGCATTACTATTATCTCCGTTGAATCAATTTCCTAATATTGTAGTAATATGTGGAGACAAAGGATGTGGTGTTTATTGGACTTTGATTGGTTCTCCACCAAAGGAAACAGTATGGCTTCATATCGAGGATTGAAAAGGGTGGGATAAACGGATGAGTAGTATGGAAGAAAATGAGATACAAGTTTTACAATCATCTGAGAGTGCAAGTAAGTTTACAGTTATGGTTGGAGAACGTAAAGTTGTCCTTACATTTTTATCTTCTAAGAAAGGAAGAATTGATTTCTCAACTGATATAGATGAGAAACCAAAAGGAAAATTAAATCTACTATCCCAACATAGTATTGCTAGGTTTGTAACTTCTGCTGGAATTGCAGAAGGTGAAAAACAACTTTTCAAAGATACACTATTGGAAGTTGGAGTAATTATTAGAGATGCAAAATATACACCAGCACCCGAAGTTGTGAAGATTCCTGAAATTGACAAATATCTCGGTTCAGATTCAACATTAGGGGCTGTTGATGCCAACACGATTGAAAAGTTTCTTGCTGACGATTTGTTGCTCGACAAAATTAACAAAATATTACACGAATCAAGAGATACACCTTTCATCGGTGATGATGCAAATCTTATACTGACATTTTTAGTTATCATGTCATGTAAAACAGACAACCCATTAAACTTGGAAATGGTAGCAACTTCTGCGGCTGGAAAGACATACATGGTTTTAACTGCAAGGAACGGTGTTCCTAAGTCAATGTGTATGGTGCTTGCAGGTGCAAGTAAAGAGGCTCTAAAATACGATTATGATGAGATTGATGACGATGGTAATTTCATCATTCATGTTGACAATAAGTGTATCATTGTATTAGAGAAAGATGACTCTTATGCTTTCGTCAAAAAAATGAAACCGTTGATGTCAGGAGATGATGATGAATTAATTTGGAAAACTCCAATCAAAAATGAATTGACAGGTGAAATAGAAACAAGAGATTTTATCATTCGTGGTCAACCTTCTTTCATTACTTTGACTACAAGAAATCCTAGTGAGCAAGAGCAGATAACAAGAACACTTTTGATGACTCCTGATACTACTGCTGGAAAAGTTTCATCAGTTGTTAAAAACTCTTTATTAGCGAAAGCAAACCCTGACTTATTTCAGGTTCACAAAGACCTGACTTTGATGCAAGCATCTATGCTTTCATTGAACAAATATAGAGTTAGAAATATCTTTGCCCCACAGATGGCAGATTTCTTCCCTTCAAGGTCTGCACAACATCAAAGAGATATCGGAAAAGTTTTGTCAATTATTGATTCAATTACTTTACTTCATCAACACCAAAGACCTGTATTTACAAATGCAAGTGGAGAACAATTTTTACTTTCCTCGATTGAGGACAATATCATTGGTTTGGTCTTAGCAGATTTGGTATTGAGGGCAAGCCTATCAGGAGTGCCGGATGATTCTTGGTCAACCTTTACTCAGATGATTAAAATGGATGAATCTAATAGGGCTTTAACGGTTGATAATATACTACAATGGTTGCACATCCATGCCTTTTCTCTTTCAAAGAATGCGTTGATAGAAAAACATCTTCCAACTCTTGAAGATTCAGGATTAATTGAAGTTCTCAGAAGAGGTGGTGGAAGAGGCGGAAAAAAGAAAACTTACAGGATTGTTAAGACAAGAAAAGGACTAATGGATAATTATTCCTTGACTCCATTATTTGTAGAAGGAATCAGAAATAGTTTGATGGATATTATATCAGAATATCGAAGTATAATTAATGTTTCCGCAGTTCCAAAATCTATAAGAAAATTAGACAAAGGAGAAGGTCAAACATTGAAAGAATTAGGATGTCAAAATAAAAAAGAATCTAGTATTTGGAGAAGTTTATTTCTTCCAACATATTTTCGACCAATCAATAAAGACACGTTGATGTCAACAATCATTGGTGATAGCGAACAAAACGATATTTTGTTCTCAGGAAAATCTTGGTTAGATGAAGAGTTAGAATCTGATGCAACTCAAGATTTAGAGAAGCATCGAGACATAAAAGAAAAAGTTAGAGAAGCATCTAAAGTTCATGTCAATGCAGATGATAATGACGTATGGGATGCGTTGATGGAAAATCATTTTTCAGATGAGGATTTGTCATCCCACTAATCATTCATAAGGGTGGGAAGAACGGATAGGAATTATGTCGAATAAAAAGACTCCTAGTAAATTGCCCAAGTATGCCGAGAAGAGATTACGCCCATTCATAGATAGTGGGATTTCAAAAGGAATCTTCACAGATGATTCCGCAGTTATCAGACTGTTCGCTAATTTCGCTAAAGACCCAACAAATAAGCCTCAGATAGATGCTCTTGGTGGAATGAAAAGTGAGATAGCCCAATCCTTCGTAACTGATGCTGTTCTAATTGATTTAACAAGCATTCTAAGACAGAAGAGATATACTGCCCATGTTGATGTTTTTGAAGTAGCACATCGAACTGTTGGAATCAATAAAGGCAATCCAAGACCTGCTTGTTTTATGATAGGTCAAGCGGTTGTTGAAGATACAGATGGAAGCGTGATGGATTCAGCACTTTTCAGAATGAGTTTATGGGATGCCGAGACTTCAATAGCAGATGATATTGAAGCAGGTGGAACTTACTCTCTAAGTGTATCTTGTAGGAATCTTGATGCAGAAGTTCTCGACCTTAGAACTATGTCGGGGATTACTTCTTTCAAAGCAGAAAAGTATGACCATTCTGATAGGGTAGAATTACTAAAATCAATGTTTGATATTTCACCGATTTCTGACTTGGATGAAGATATTAGTAGAAGTCCAACTGATTATCGTTTAGTTGAAGCAACTGTATCATATGCAGGTGTTCAGAATAGTAGGGCTGGAAGTCAATTTGGCAAGATGCTTTTGAAGGATGATTCTACTATGACTATGGAAGCAATTGAGAGTGGTGAAAATCTTCTCTTGAATTGTATAACATCAACATCAATCGCTTCAAGATTCGGAAAATATAGTAGGATTCTTGCACTTCTAACTACAAAGGAAAATGGTGAATATGGACTATCTGCAAATGTAGAAACAGCAATAGGAATTATCACAGTAGCACCCCCTGTTCCTGAGACTTCTGTTGGTTCAGATGATGACGATGATGATGCGGCTGATTACTTCAATAATTCAGACATCAAAACTATCGGTGATGACGATGAAGATGATGAAGAAAAAGAAGAAGAAGTTGTTGAAACTGTTGAAGCAGAAAAAGAACCTGAGACTGTTGAAGAACCTGTTGTTGAAGCCAACACCAAATCTGATGAAAAAGTAAGTCCAGCAGAATCCGATGATGACGATGATGATTGGGAAGATTGGTGATTGAAGTGGCGAAAAAGAAAGTTGAGAAATATGCAGATTTGATTGAGTCTTGTGATACAGGAATAGACATGGCGAATCGGCCTCAACTAAAGCATATGAAACTGCAAGGATTTGCAGGTGGTGGTAAGAGCCATTTCGCTCTTACTACCTTCGCCCACTTATCAGAAGGCAAAGACCCTGACGCTTGCTTATGCACTATCATTGACTGTGATTTAGAAGGTCAGACGGCTCTTGTAAAAAGAGAAGATATTATTCCAACTGAATTGCGTTCAAGACTAATTAGAAAAGTTTGCAGAACACCAGCAGATGTAAATGAAATCGCATTGGCATTTATTGATTTACATAGACAACATCAAGAAAAATATCCTGATGGTTGTCGAGTCTTAATTTTTGAAAATGAAGCGGCATTCTATGTTGGTTGTAGAGACTATTATTCATATGAAGTTCATGGTAAAAGTGAAGCAGATTTAATGTTAGCAAGACAGACTCAAGCAATAGCAGAAGGGAAGAAAACATTACCTGCTTTCAAAGAGGGTCAAATGCATTCTTACAAAGTGATAAACAAGATGTTCTTTACTCCATATGAAAGAATCAAAATTGCGGCAGAAATGTTTCAATTTAATTTTATCTCCACCACATTGTTGAGAGAATACACAGAAGGATATGGAACTGCTAACGAAAAGAAAGTTATCACAAGTGCAGGTCGAGCAGATATGACCGACCCTATCTTCGATTGGATAATCGAGTTTCATCAACAACAAAGAGCGAAAGGAAAAGAAATCAAAACAAGACATATTGCGATTGTCAGAAAGAGCAGAACTTGTGAACCATTTCAACTAATGCACCCAACTCAAGAAAAGTTTTGGAAGGCAGTTGAAGATAATACCCAATAACTATCAAATAGAGACAATCTGAGGCATACAAATGAAAGTTCCATACTTATCCGCATCTCGACTAAAACTTGCTCAGGATTGTATGTTTTCTTATGGGAAGAAATATGACCCTGATAATGCTGATGATAGAACTATCAGATGGAAGAACGAACATCGAGATAATATGCAAGCGGCAAAGTTAGGAAATAACATTCACAATGCTTTGGAAGAATGGAGAAGGCCGAATCCCAAAACAGGAAAAGTTCGTAGGCCACTTCTGAAAAAATTATTAGAATTATATGACGAAGAATCTTCAAAAAATGAAGTCAATTTTGATATGTATGAAGATGGCAAACGAATGATAAAAAGATGGTTTGTTGAAAGGGGTGGAAGGAAGGTCAAAGTGCTTGCAGTTGAACAATCACTTGGCTCACATAAAGCACCACATAGATTATCCAATGGAACACCCATTTTTGGGTTCATAGATTTAGTATTAGAACATCCTGATGGAACAATAGAATTGCTAGATTACAAATCACAAAGAAAACCAATCAAACAGGAAGAAGCAGACTCTAATATTCAGGCTGGTATATACATAGCAGTAGCCAAAGAAATATGGCCTGATAGAGATATAATTTTCACTTTCGATTTACTTCGTTATGGAACAGTTACAACAATATGGTCTGATGAAAGAATTGAGTCATTCAAGGCATGGTTGAAAGGACAGTATGAATGGATTCAATCTGTTACCGACCCTGTGCCGACAATAGGTGATGGATGCAAGTGGTGTCCGTTTGTAGATATATGTCCGACAGCACAGGATTTGATTATGAATGGCTCATGGGATTTGGTAGTGCCGGATGACCCAACTTCTCTTGACCAAAATGAGATGCTCACAACTCTTGCATCAGTCAAAGCGGCACAGTCTATTTTGACTAAGAAAAGAAAGCAAATGGAAGATACGATTAAACAAGAATGGTTCGATATGCAATCAGGTGGAGAACCAATACAAACTACCGAATGGAAAGTAACTTATGATGACAGGAAAAGAACAGAATATATTCCATCAGAAGTTCAAAGAATAATAGGTGCTACTGCATACGGTCAAGTCTCAACATTATCTAAGACAGCAGTTGAACGAATATTGCCTATATTGCCTGACAAAGTAGCCGATGAAGTAAAGAGTTCCGCTATTACTAAACCCTACCGGACATTGAACATAAGACGAAAGCCTAATGACGAACTCTAAAGACCAAGAAAACGACCCCAAAACAAGAGAAGTTCCATCTTCAAAATATGGAACAAGAAAGTTTGGTCGCATGGGTAAAACAGATGGTCGAAATGTCAAAAGATTATGGAAGGCTTTGATTGCGGCTGGTGCGATTTATCCCGATGGAGAACCATTAACAACAGGAGAAATAGTTCAGTTGAAAAATCAACCATTTGAGATTCACAGATTGACAAATCATTTAGCCAAAAAACCACATCTGTTTTTCTGTGCTGGTGAATCAAGAGTTGCAGGTCTTGATGGAAGAACAAAATATCCTCAGAAAACTTGGTTAGCACATGAAGATGCTTACGATGAAAAATAATTTCTCGATTTTTTCCGCAGTTTTTTTTGCAGTTTTTTTCAAACATTCCATGTTGAGGTCAACATCTCAATTGATTCAAGCCCGAAAATCCATAACTTCACAAAATGACTTCATTTATATCGGTGGGCGAACCGATGTAAAATTATGATAACACCCAATAGCCATGTATCACGAAATGCAACAATAAGAGTATCAGCGTCATCACTTTCTAAGACGTTGAAGAGAATCGTTATGGATAAGCCAGCAAACCCTGTTAGAATGCTTCTAACGGATGATGGAATAAGCATATGGACTCACGATATATCAAACACAATGAATCTTCTTTTGACTGATTCTAAAGTGGATGATTTGAAAGTCAAAGAGCCGTGTGTTTTACTAATATCTCCTGATTCTTTTTCTGAGTTATTATCTACAAAGTTTGGTAATGAAATAATACAAATTACAACAGAAGCAAACAAGCCAATTGAAATCAAAAATAAAAACGGTTCTCGGACTGTATATCATCCAGCAGATGAAGATGATTGTTCCATAGTTCCCGATAGATGGTTGATGCCTAAAGACAAGAAAGGATGGGTCAAGATTCCTCAGAAAGATAACGAAGTTTGCACTACAAGAATAACACTTTCAAGAGATTCATTATCTCAAGGTTTGGTAGATATGAAAGTTGCCAAAGCACCTTACATTGTATTTACTTTTGACAAGAAAAAATCAACCTGTGCATCAGGACATTGGGGGGCTAAAAACAATCAATCTTATTCTGTTATAGATGCAGATGTTGAAGGTGAAAAAATTGAAATTAATTTATCAGAAATACTTGCTGGAATATTATCTCGATGTGAGGGAAATACTTTCGTAATTCACAAACACAAAGACGTTCCATTTATCGTAATTGAATGTGGAGATACTACGTTGATTGTTGCTGAAACAATGAGGGATGTGTGAATATGTTTGACCCAAACAAAATAGGATTCGATATAGCACTTGCAGAACAAATGTTAGGGATGACTGATGATGATAGAACTACATTGAAAATGATAGTATCTGTTGACCTACTACTTGCTCATGCTGGAATCACAGATGAACAAGTTCAAATGGCTTACAAAGCAAGAGTAAAAACTCACATTAAGGATGCTTCGGATAATCTAAAAAATATACTAAATGAAGAGTGATTGAGATGAGTTTATTTGATGTTGACAACATTGATGAAATGGCTAATCATTTTGGATTCAAACACTATCCAAGAGCCATAGGAAATCCACGTCAAAACTTTGTCTTTGCTACGGAAGATATCTATCGGTCTTATTCAAAATGGAATGGAAATAAATCTTGTTTCATAAGCACAGGTGGATATGATAATTTACAATATGAAGTTGGCAATAAACAATCTCCAAAAACAATTGTTTACGAACTCACTTTCTTCGACTTTGACCATTCATCAAAACCTGAAAATGCATTTGCAGATGCTCAAAGATTATCTTCGTTTTTGAGAGAAATGAATGTGGCTCATTGGGTTCAATATAGTGGCAGTAAAGGATATCATTTATTCATAGTCCATGAGGCTACAAGATTCAAGTTTGACTTCAAGGATGGAAGTGGTGAAGCCTTGAAACAAATCGTGCATCAAACACAAGACCATTTGCGTAAAACGATAGGTCTGAATACACTTGATGAACAGACAACAGGCGACCCCAAAAGACTGTGCAGATTTCCTTTTTCTAAGCACATAGATAGACATGGAAATAGTAGTGGCCGACACGCAATGCCTGTTGATGTGGAACTTCTCGATACACTATCACATGAGGACATTGAAAAGATGTCGTATCGCCCAAAATATGAGTTGCCTAAAATCAATGGAAGGAAATTGAAACTGATTGATTTTGTAAAGGAACTCGGAGTAAAATTACATTCTCCTGAATCATTGCTTCGGCCTGTTGTAAATGTTGACTTCAACATTGCTCAAACCGATGCGGAAGCATCTCGATTTCTTGCATCCTTAGATAGAAGATGTATGGGAGTTGTCAATGAATTAAAGAGAAGAAATCCACCACATAAACCGAGAGTTTATTCTGCTTTGTTTGCTAAAATATTGGGAATGGGTTTGCATGATTTTGAAAAGATATGGATGCAGTTAGGAACTGAAATTGGATATGTAGATTTACACAATACTGAACATCGGCTGTATCAGATGTCAACTATCTTCGATGACCCAAAATATTACATCTTTCCAAACTGCACTACGCTCAAAGCGAATGGCTGTTGTGTGGGCGATATTTGTCCTCGATTCAAGGATATGGGGGGCATGGATTATCAACCCCGTCAGATTAAACGCAAATGGTCGAAACGGGATGAAAACAAATCAACGTAAGACAAGATATGGAAGATTACTTGATGACCGTTCTGAACTAATTGATTTCCTCGATTCTGCTTCACTTGGTCAACTGCTGGGATTCTCTCGATTCTTAACTGTGGAACTTGTTGAAGCCAACACGCAATCATTGTCAATTTCTCCAAGTTCAGATGAGATTTTTCCACTTGTCAATCAGATGATTTTGAATGAGTTGTTTTCTCGACATAGACGGGTTGACCATAGAGAACACAAAGAAATGCTGACCTATCTTTCTGAACTTGGTTTTGAGATAGTTAGTCTTGATACAGGTAAGGGTGATGTATCAACAAGAAAGGTCAGTATAGAACGTAAGGAAGATGACTTTATTCCTTCCCTGTTTGATGGCCGTAGGCTCAAGCAGTTGGGTGCTATGAGAGAAGAGGCTGAATACTCCTACCTAATTGTTTCAAAGTCTTACGATGCGATTAGATTAGGTGCAAGGGATAGGGGTGTTAGTGAGCAAACTCTAATCTCTTTCATAGCATCTCTATGTGCTGTTGGATATCCACCAATTTTTATTGACAATAGACACGATGCCTCATTACTGACTCACAAGATAGTTCAGAAAATAGAAGATGATAATCCAAGACTGTATGTGCCTCGACCAAAATCTCCAACTGTAAATGAATATCGAGATTGTCTGATTGAAGGATTACCAAAAATCGGTTCAAAATTAAGAAGAAGGATTACCAAAAAATATCCAACAATAATTTCACTTTGTCAAACGACACCGGAAGAACTCTCGACAATCGAAGGTGTTGGCCTCAACACAGCAAACAGAATACTCTCAGTTTTACAGGGAGAAAAAAATGATTCGGCTTAGTCAGAAAATGAAGTTTTGATAGAAAAAACCATTGATTTACCCTATCTATTCATATAGGGAATGCCTACCATGCTCATTACATGAGCAACCAAGCAGACAACAAAAACACACCGGAACTTGTGTTAATGATGGGATTACCAGCATCAGGTAAATCATATGTAAGAGAAAATATGTTCTTGGGAACTCATTCTTTCATTGACTGTGATACAATCAAAGAATCAATGCCTGAATATGACCCACTAAATCCTCAAACTGTTCACGAAGAATCAAAACTATTGTGTCATCAAATGATGTTAGACTTATTTGAAAACCCAACCAATGCAGTATATGATTCCACAGGAACTAACTCTCAGAAAATGACAACATACATTCACATGGCTCAGGATGCTGGAATGACAACAAGATTAGTATTCGTAGATGTTTCAATCGAGACATCAATTTACAGAAATGCAAACAGGCCAAGAGTAGTGCCTGAACACATCATCAGAACCAAAGCACAACAAATCTACGAATCATACGATATTGTATCATCATTAACAGATTCAATCGAGAAAGTTTTGAACGAGTAAAATCAATTCTATCATAAGGGTGGGATTAAACAGATTATCCCATGTGGTCTGAAAAATATCGCCCAAATAATCTTAATGATATTGTTGGTCAGGAACATATAGTGAAAAGACTCAGGTATGTAGTTGAGAAATTACATGAGAATGGTGATGATGGTGCATTTCCTCATATGATGTTTTCAGGCAAGGCTGGAACAGGAAAAACATCAGTTGCAGTAGCCCTGATGAAATCTATGTTTGGTGAAGATTGGAAGGCCAATTTTATCGAGTTAAATGCAAGTGATGAGAGAAGCATCAATGTCATCAGAACTACGGTCAAAGACTTCGCTAGAAGAGGAACAATTGGAACATATCAAACTAAGGATGGAAAAGATTTGTTGATTCCATTCAATGTTGTATTTCTCGATGAATGTGATAATCTTACTTCTGATGCTCAATCAGCGTTGAGAAGAATCATGGAAAAATATTCCAAGCAAACTAGATTTATTTTATCTTGTAATTATCCTCACAAAGTTATTGCACCAATCAGGGATAGATGTGCTTTCTCAGGTTCAAGGTTCAAGCCTATCCCATCTGATGCTATTTGCAGGGCTTTAGAGGCTATTGTAAAGCAAGAACATCTCGATATAGCACCGAATGCACTAGAGGCCGTAGGAATGGCTTCAAATGGCTCTATGAGAAGTGCATTAAATCTGCTTTTTTCTGTTACTCGCATACCAATCCGAGTTGAAATTGAAGATGTCAATGAAATCACTAACGAAATATCTCAGAAATCACTTCGACAAATGCTAGGATTGGCTGTTGAATCCAACAAGTTAGGTGTTGAAGATTCCAAATACGTCAAGATTCACCAGCGACTAGATTCTATGGTTGAAAACTTAGGCGAAAAAGGTATGTCAGGAGTTGAGATTTTAGATGCATTTCTGCTGACTGTTGAAGAAGATTCTAATGTTCCAAATAAATTAAGAAAATCAATTTACAAAAGTATGGGCGAAGCAATTTATTGGTGTTCAATTTCATCTGATGATTTACTAACCGTCAAGACATTTCTAAGGAGAATAACTGTATGAGCGAAATTGAAGAAAAAGTAATAGAAAAAATACGTCAAAGAGCCGAGTTGGGTTTGAACAAATATAACACAACAATGGAACGAACAGATTTGACTTTGAAAGAATGGATAAATCATGCTATGGAAGAGGCTATGGATTTGTCAGTTTATCTTCAACGGATTCTGATTATGTTGGATTCTCTCGATGTTGAACTCAACACGGAGTTGTTGGAAGAATCCGACTGAAAAAAAATTACTCGGCTCAAGTAGAAAATAGTGAGATTTGTTGTTTCTTTATATACTAAACAAGTCAGACTACATCTTCATTCATATACCGGCGGCCTTCCCCTGCTGTGCATAGCACAGCGAGAAACCAGCGAAGCCATAACGAAAAGAGGAATAAAAAATGACAACAAGAAAACTACTACGAATTAACAACAACAAGAAAATCCACTTCTCATGGGATGACTCATTTTCTCATGGAGAACACAATGTTGGGCTGGCTTGTAAAATTGCTTCTGAACAAGTTGATTCATTCACAGAAACACCAATGACTGTGGATGAGTTTAGACAAGCAATTGAGGATGGAAAAATATGCAAGACTTGCCTTCGTGAATTACTACGATGGAAGGGCGGAAGAATGACTCGGATTGAAGATATCATTGCTATGATGTATGGAGATGAGTAAAATGATAACAAGAAAAGTTAGAGAAACTAATACTGATGTTAGTTTATGGAAAAGTGCCGATGGATGGGTATTACATTGTGATGAACATGGTTTATGTTGTGTTTGGCCTACTAAAAAAGAAGCATTAGAGTTTATGCCTTATCCGTCAAATTATTGTGAAGAATGTTGCCAAATTATAATGAATGGAGATGAATGAAATGACGAAATATAAGAACGGACAAACATGGCCTAAAGGAATGACGAAATCAGGATTGATGATGCTCTTTACTGATGATGAATTGAGACACGGTTGGCCGAAAATTAGAGATGTGAAAGTAAGGAATAGAGATTGTATGGCGAAATACGGACAGGAAGTTGCTTCTGATTACCATCTGAAAATGGAGAAATATATTTATTATCCAGCAGGTAAGCCATTAGTTACTGATACACAAATTAGAGCATTTAGAAAAAAATTGAATACTTTCAAAGGTAGGAAAATTAATGGTTGGAATGGTGAATGGATAGTGAATGAATCAATGCAGAACCCCGTATTTTGGACTAGAGAAAAACAAGAAGAATGGGTTGATGCAAAGTTATCAAAATCAATTCAATCATAAGGGTGGGAAAACCCGATTGAGTTTATGGAATCTTTTCTTATTGTATCAATTGAATATGACGAAACAAATAATCTTCTAACTCATCTTAGATTGAAGGCTTTGGATGGGTCAACAAAAAAGGTAACAGTTGAGGGTTGTGTTCCAAGATTTTGGTCAGAAAAAAATCCTGATGATATTCCAAATCTTCCTGATTTTGTTACGTCAACAAAACTCTCAGATAAGACTTCGATAACAGGCGTTCCATTGTATGAGATTAGAGTTGAGAAGCCGTCAGATATTAGAGAGATTAGAGATTACTTTTATCCACATTATTCAGCAGATGTTTCTTGGAGTTCTTTGGTTCGGTGGATTTACGGATGGACTTCGGTTGTTGACATCAACATGGATGAATTAGCATCGGGAAGAAATCTCAGACCGATTCACATTCGACCAAGTGAAACTGACCCAACAAGATTCAATCTCGACATAGTTTGGTTTGATATTGAAACAGCAGATTCACTTGATGTTGATAATGCCCCTGAAAGAGTTGTGAGTATTGCATTTGTTGATAGTGTAACGGGTATTCACGAAGTTGGAACTACTTCTCCGACTAGCCAACACCAAGTTAGGCGATTTTTGGGGTCAGGGAAGGCGTTAGAGAGCGTTGTTGAGCATTCTAGTCCAATTCCCCCACTTGACCCTGAGAAGGTCTTAGTCGAATCCTTTTCTCATATGGATGAAGATACAAATGAAGCGGCCTTACTTTGGTGGTTCAAGAAAAGATTAGAAGATTTAGATAGAGACTTACTTGGTGGTCAACACATTATCGGATATGATATACCATATTTGAGAAATAGATGTCGAGTAATGAGAAAAGAAATGGATAGAAGATATGCTGGTAAAGTTCCTGTTCATCATCGTTATCCGAATCTATATTGGTCGCTCAAAAAACAAAGACTATTTGATTCTAAAATTGCATATGCAGAACAGGTTCAAGGTGCGGCGGCAACAACAGGTTCAGGTTCACTTGCTTGGATGGCTGGTTCTGTTCTCGGATATGGTAAAGTTCCACGAACAAGAATTACAGAATTAATGGAGAAAGACCCAATGATGTTGGCTGTCTATAACATATGGGATAATGTATGTGTTGAGAGATGTATGAACCAACTAAATCTTGTTCCATTTTACCTGACAAAAACTGCATTCCATAATTCAGTTATGAGAAAAGCAAACTCTAACATGATGTTGGTCGAAGATATGATGGGGCATTTGTTGTTTCAAAAGAATATTATTATGCCTTCTGTTGAAGTTGTCAGACAGCGAAGAACAACAGGTGGAATACAGTTAGGTGGATTCGTCATGGAGAATCCAATTGGAGTCTATCAGAATGCCTTTGAAGTTGATAATTCAATGGAATATCCATCGGTGATTATTACTACAAACGGAAGTCCTGATACTCTTGTTAATCCAGCAGATTATCCTAATGGATTTCCATTCCCAATTACTACTACGCCAGCAGGTCGGATTTATCGAAGAGATAGAGAAGGAATCATGCCTTCTGTTCTTCGTAATCTTGCTATTCTTAGAAAAGAAACACAGGCATTAATGCGAGAAGCATATGAAAATGGTGATGAAGAATTAGGCAACCGATTGAATCAACGTCAGCGTGTAATGAAGGAGAGTATGAATAGTTGGTATGGAGTTCTTTATTCAGGTGAAACTGAGAAAACAAAACGAAGGCCATTCAGATTAGCATTGCCTGAATTGGGGTCAGATATTACAGAAATTGCGAGAATACATAATCAATGGAATAAGGATTTAATTGAAGCAACAAATCTTTGGTTTTCTGATTTGGGTATTGAACCCTTTACAGAAGATATTGGAGATGCAGAAGGAATCAAATTATCATTCCATGTCATAGGTCAAGATACTGATTCCTGTAAGGTAGCAATAACCAATCACGATGAGGCTCAGAATGCAGTTAGAGACTTCACAAAAGATGATGTGATTTCGATAGCAAATATGTTGTGTATAATGTTGAATAATTCCTACGATAGATTTGTTCAGGAGACATTGGGTGTTGAGAAGAATGAGTTCTTTTTTGTGAAGCCTGATGCACACTATGAAAGATTCTTTTCTTGGGGTGTAAAAAAGAGATATGCGTATCGAGATTTCAATGGTAAACATGGATTCAGGGGGGTCGAGATTAGAAGGTCATCTGCACCCAAGATTGTCAAAGATGCACAGTTGAAAGTTTTTGATTCTATACTTCAAGGATGCAACAAATCTGAACTTAATAATTTGTTAAGAGAAATCCATTCTGATTTGATGGATGTCGAGAAAACACCGAGTATAGATTTTGGTCAGCCGATGGGAATGAAAAAGACCGGAACTCAGGCTCACAAAGCAGGGCTATGGTCTAACAAAAATATTGGAACTAATTTTGACATTGGAGACAAGCCCGTTTTGTTCAATGCATCTTCGACAAAAAATGGGAATCTTCCAGCAAACAAAATTGTCGCAATCGAATGGGGGGAAACTCCTGAGTCTTTTGGTGTTGAAGTCAACAGGGAAGAATCGTTCAACAAACACTTCACAAAATCGAAATCTTGGGAAGGTATTTTGGGTGCATTCAGAACTTCTTGGAAAACTTCACTTGTTGGAATGAATCAAGTTGGTTTAGATGAGTGGTTCACATGAGCGTAGTTCAAAGTCGGAGAAGAAAAGTGTATGAGATGTTGAGGGGTGAATGTGGATTTACACATCATCAAACGATGTGGTTGATTACACTCAATCTCAGCCACTTAGGGAAGTTTGATGAGATACTAAGGAATGCTTCTAAGAAAGAAAAAAAACTATGGTCAGAACACGCTCAAAGGATTGCAGTTTTGTGTATGAGAGATGACCCAAAACAATCAGGGATTTCTGTTTTTAATTTCTGCTGGCCTGACAAAAATGAAGAACCATTATTTCCATATGTATGTGTGAAAGAAATAAATCGAATCTTGATACAGGCTATGAATTACACAAACTCTCAGGCCAGCACATACAGATATTATGCTGGAAAAAAGATTCTTGATTACGAAAGAAAACAGGCTGAGATTGCTTGGGATGAAAGAATGATTATGACGTATTTGAAAATCAAGAAGTTGCTCTAATATCCAAATCCATTGAAGTCTGACTATTTTGTTAGACCACATGGAAGAGTATAATAGCGAACACTCAGTCCGAAGAGTCGCCGAGAAGGGCAAATTGAAAAAAATGGAGATGAAAAAAATGACAACACGAAATGAAAATATGACGGAGACACAACAAAGAATGTTCGATGTGGTTGATGACCACAACGGTAGGGTTGACCGTGAAACCTATTTGGCTGAAATAGCCGATAGTATCACGGCAAATGGTGGAATACCAAACCCAACTTCTCTCAAAGCACATTGTTTTACAGCAAAGAATCTTGCTGGTGCTGGACTACAAAAAATAGACATTAACGGCCAACAGTATGTTTGGTCTGATGAACAAGTCGAAGCGGCAATTAACGGAACTACATCAATACCTAGAGGGGCTAGAGCAATGTCTCCAACTATCACTACAACTGTATCAGGAATGACATCTGCACCATCACCAAATGTATTCTGCGGAATCGCTAAGAAAGATGCGTCTGCTTATCCAGCAGATATTCAAGCACTAATACCAACAGTAGCAAAGGGCTACGTTGAGCAAGGTATAGTTGGCTCAGAATTAGAGTTTATGGCTTTCTGTCATAAAATGAAATCGGCTTTGCTGACTCAGGGTGGAACAGGCTGTGGAAAAACTATGGCTATCTATGAGTTTGGTCGCCTTATCAGCCAACCAATTTGCAGAATAGTTGGTGGTGTTGGTGTTGAATGGGATGACCTTCAAGGAATGCTTCTAGTTAGAACAACCCCAAGTGGCGGAACTGAAACACATTTCGTAGACGGCCAATTAACAAAAGCAATGCGTCATGGATGCATTCTTTACATTGATGAAATCAACTTCATCAAGCCAGCAGTTCTAAGTCAATTAAACGATGTTTTAGATGCTGGTCATATGGTCATAAATCAGAAAGGAAGTGCATCAGGTGCAGAAGTCCTTCACGCTCATCCTGACTTTAGAATTATAGCATCCATGAATCCAAACTATGCTGGAACTTCACCACTAAACAATGCAACACGAAGTAGGTTTACTCACACATTAGACTTCGACTATCTTGGCCGTGATTTAGAGATACAAGTTATCCAAGAACAATCAAGTAATTTCAATGTAGATGCGGCAACAGAAATTGTTCAGTTCGCTCGCAATGTTAGAAAGGCAAACGAATCAATGACATTTTCAGAACCAACTGACTTAGGAACAAGAACACTTGTAACTATGATGGAGACATTATCTGTTTACAATATGCAACAAACTCTTGATACAGTTGTTTACCCATTGTTTGACGTTGATGACGTTGAAGAAGTTAAAATCCTAGCAAGAGCAAACATCGAGGATTTGGCTTAAGGAATAAATTGGAGATTAGAAAATAAAAATTAAGGATGTGATATCAAGCGAAAAATAACAGACGAAAAAAAAATTGGGGGGCAACTTCGGTTGTCTCCCTTTTTTTTATTTTCAATATCTGATTTTTTCTCAATTTTTTTCTGACGTGAGTTAGAATATTAGATGTTGGCCTCAACATATGCCGATAGAGAGATTCTAAGGCCACGTTTTGATATCGGTGGTAATCTGAGTCCTGACAATCTAACAAATGGCTCAGATTGTCTCTATTGGTATCAGAATAGTCAGATTCGTAAATGCTTCTAACTACGATATTGATAAAGGTGGGAATATCAGGCTTTGATATGAGTAATCAGAATGAGAGAAATGCACAGCACGAAATTGAAGATATGAGATTACAAATCCAACAATTAAATCTCAGGATTGAAAAATTGGAATCTATACTATCTGCAATATCACAAGCAACAGATATCAGAAATCCAAATATGACAAATGAACATCTAAGAAATCAGACTACATTGATGGGCTGGAAATGATTGGAATAAAATCAATCTATCAACCAATGAAATCTTTGTTAGATAATTGGTCAATGAAAAACAAATCTAACATGAACACGATAATCATTCATGGAGAATCAGGAGTTGGAAAAACTACCCTGTCAAAATCATACTCAACAAACTCAGGTTTTGAACCCCAATTCATATCGGACTTGAATGGTAAATATCCTTTCTCAAAAGTAACAGCATTGAGTCTTTCAGGATTATCGAGAATAGCGATTGTTGATGATGCTGATTCTCTATCAAAAAAACATTGGAAAATAGTATCAGATTTTTCAAGTCAGAAATTATCTCCAATGATAATAATTGTCATCAATCTGAAATCTGTTCCGTTCAATCTCAGGAAGATTAGTTTACTTGTTGAAGTCAACAGACCTTCTAAGGAAAATCTGTTCGGTTTTTTGAAATCCAAATCAAATGATTTTGATGATGAACATCTGAAATATATTTCTGAGATATCTCCAACTTGGAGAAGTGCTGAACTCAATCTTCTGACATCTCCAAATGGATTTAGATGTGAAGAAGAAGTTAGAACAAAAGATTTGTTTGGAGTCGAAGAGAATCAAGCGATATTATCAGGAAAATATCATGGAAATAAAATGAATAATCACCCCTCAAGTCTGATTCAAATGGCTGAATATAATCATGTAAATACAGATGACTTAATCACAGGAATAAAGATGCAATCTGAATCTTGGAATTATGCTGGATTATCTAGGGTTTTGAAGAACTATTTATTGACCCTAAGAACGGCTTACAGCAAGCCTGTTCCATTCAGGAAGAATGATAGGTTTGGTAAAGGTGGTAAAGTCTGACTAAAACATTCCACCACATAGAACGGCTTAATAGCGGAAACTAACCCCGTAGGGATATGAACAACACAGCCGAAGCCACAACAAAGTCAAGAAATGCAGTAAAAGCCGCTAGATTCCATAGAGTCTCAAAAGTCATGTCAGGAGAATTAACAGGCTTCGGTTCTAAGGTCGAGAGAGTAGTGATTGACCCTGCTGGGAAGGCTTGCACCAATGGAAAAATAATTTGGATTCCTCAGACAATGCACGACAATCCATCTTACAATCAAATTATGCAAGAAGCAATCTTAGCACATGAAAATGCTCATCATCGCTATACGGATTTTGTCGCATGGAGTCGAAAATGCGTCAAGCCAACACAAAAAGGAACTTGCGACCCACTACTACACAAGTTTGTAAATATGCTAGAAGATGCTAGAATCAATCACCTATTCGGTCAGGATTGGAAGGGTAGCAGAAAGAGGATGCAATTTACTCACGAAGTTTTCATGCAAAGACACAAAGAAAACACAACTGATGATTCACCTTTGAAAGAGCAAGCAATGGTTGCTATGATGACCGAAGCAATTGTTCACGAACCACATTGGTTTACAACACCCGAAATTATTGACTTCATGGATGCTAATAGAGCATTACTAAACAATGCAATCAAGCAAAGACATACATCTGCTGTGATAGACCAAGCAAAGAGATTAATCAAATCGTTTAGAGAAGCATTCCCTGACGAACATGACCCATCCACAGGAATGTCATCAGATGACTTATCTCAGCAACAAGTCGAGGAAGCATCAGAACAACAAGAGTCTCAAGGTCGCAATCCTGAACAAGTCAGTTCTAACAGATTCAAGGACATGAAAGAAGCAGAAAAAGCAGAACCAAAAGAAGAGAAGAAATCAGACGATTCAGATTCAGATGATTCAGATTCAGATGATTCAGAATCCACACTTGGAGATTCAGAATCAGAAGGTTCAGATTCAGACTCAGAAGGTGCTGGTAGTGATGGAGAAGATTCAGATGAAGAATCAGATTCAGAAGGTGCTGGTGGAGAAGGTGGAGAAGATTCAGATTCAGACTCAGAACCAATGACAGGAGATGCAGATTCAGAAGGTGCTGAAACTGATGGGGATTCAGATTCAGATGGAGATGCAGATGGAGATTCAGATTCAGACTCAGATTCAGATTCAGATTCAGATTCAGATTCAGATTCAGATTCAGATTCAGATTCACAT